AGACATACCGAACCAATCCATAAATAAACTAGAATCATGTTTAGGATCATCTAACCAATTGATAGTATCCTATATCATATTCTGTGGCATACCTAATTCTGTAAGATACTGCTGTAACATACTATAACCCTTAGATTTAAGTACATTTATAAACTTATTATTAACACTATCTATTTGTTGCGATAATGCATTAGCTAATTCTTTTATAGTATCATAATTAGGTTTATCTTTAAATATATCAGTAGTATCGAATAAATATATTATATCATCCATAAGAGGCTTATAGAAGCCAATATAATCATTAGATAACTATCTAATCTGTTTAGCACTAATATTCTTTGTAGGTTTACTTAAGAATTTAATACTATCGTTTATAGATTCATCAATATGCTATAAGAATTGATATATACCTTCCTCTGTTTCAGAATTAGCCAGTTGCTATATTGTAGTCTATAGTTGATTCCATACTTTAGGATTCTTAACAGTGTATCTTTTGATAGAGTTTAATCTATCCTTTAAACCTTTCTGTATCTTCTCATATAATTTAGTTACCTCATTAATTACTCTCATATCCTCTTGAGGTATTGGAGTAAAGTCTTCTGGATTATAAGTTACTGTTGACGATGATAATAATTCTGATAATAGTGGTTCTCCATTTTCGTCTACTATTTTAGATGCATTACTAGTTTTTTTCCATTCTTTAAACTACTATATATCCTGATATGTTCCAAGTATATGGACATCTTTCTATGGATATAACATTACAATCACATCAGAATTAAATTCATTTTTAGAACTATTTGAAATAATAGAGTCATTATTATTCTACTTAGCAGAAGTCATTAATTTACGCTCTTCTTCATAGTAAGTGTTCTAATTCTATTCCACTATTGGATTTTGAATGTTTAGTAAAACCGGATACATTCCTTTTTTAACTTGCTTAGTATTCCAAATCTATCTAAATATATTAGCGTTGTTGTTTACCCAATCTTGAAAAGTATCTTTACCGTAACGAATTTCAAAAAATTCTTTATCAGATTTATTTTCATAACCATATCTAGCTTTTCTTTCCTTTAAAAAACTACCATTTTCTCCACCTTCGTTACGATTAAATACTCCTTTTTTATTAGGTATTTCTTGTCTAATATCTGGACCTATTACTATACTTTTCCAGTCATCATTCTACATTCTACCATTACCGAGTATTTCTTTTAATTCCCACCATAATTTTACCCAATTATTATATCCATCCTTGTCTGGAATTTTCCTATTTATGCCACTAATATACTACAATGAAGCCCATGGTTGTCTATTAAAATACATTTCTTTTTTAGTTTCAGGAGCTCCAGAACCTTTGCCTTTTTTTGTATTCTGTATACCTTCACTAAAGTCGGAATCAGTGCCATGCCAGTAAACCTCAGATACCTTACTATTTGGGAATATAGTATTTAGATACTATTTATATTCGTCCTTAGTACCTACCTTTTCTAATTCCGGATTAGTACTAAATAAGTAATCTATAGAACCGTTATCCTATTTCAAAAAAGTAACGCTGCGATTATTAAACCAGTTTTTAAATTCATTCGTAAACACTTTTACTTTAGTTTTTATAGCTTCTTCTCTATCACCATCAAAATGATCTAATAAATCCTAAAATAGTATAGAAGGCTCCCCGTTTGGAGCCTTATCTATACCATGACCATTATTCAAATCCCAGACAGTATATGCAACTTCTGGTACAACTCTTTCTAGTTCCTTCCATTCTGGAAGATTTTTATTTGGACATTTATACATATTATCTGGAATTATAAGTTACAAATGAATTTTCTTAATGCTTCCTCAAGTTTATCTTGAGTATTAACATTATCTCTTGTCATCTACTATGCAAATTCATTTAGATAGGTTTGTCTTTCATCAGCTGTTAGATCTTCTAACGTATCTAATACTTCAGATATTCTTTTATTACCTTGATCATACAAGGCTAATAAGTCTATACCAGTAAGTTCCTTTACAGTAGATTTTGTACTATTGGGCATATCCTCACGAATTATATCTCTAACCATAGTAATAACTTCGCTAAATCTACCATTATCCTATTCTATTCCATTTCTCATATGGGTTAGCTTAATGTTACCTGTAGATAATAATAAATCAGCAGCGCTAGGGTTTTGTTCAAAAGAGTCTAACATAAGATTTAGCATTACAGATTTAGATATAGAATTCCACTATTCAAGCTAATTTTGTGTCATAGATAAATTTCTCTGAGACGTTAGATATTTAGCCTATTTAGGATCATTTGTATTAAGAATATCCTCTGCAATATCATATCTACCTGCCATTATAGCTTTCATATAATGAAAGCCCTACTCTACAGAATTAAATCTAACTGTTCTAGTTGTTCTATCATCTTGTTCTATGTTAAAGTTAAACGGTCTAATAGCAAAATTGCTTAACTGAGGATTTTCATTAGTACCGTAATAAATATTTACAGCACTCATCCTAGTTTCATCTTCTCTGAATGTATTTTCATACACATCTCTAATAGCTTTAATACCGTTTTGATTTATATTACGTGTACCTATACCAGCAAAATTAGGAGTAAGTGTAGGAGTACCTATTTCAACCCAATTTTTATCTATATTAGTATACCACTTATTACGTTCTTGATCAAATACATAAACTGGCTTATTAACATCTATAGCCATCTATACTGCCCAGCCAGTACCTCCGTCAACTACATTATTCTTTAGTTGACCTATCGCAAAAACAGCATCAGAATTTTCAACCTATATCCAATTGCGAGCTAATAAATTCATATATTTGTCAGGTCTTCTATGAAGTGTTTCATTTGCTTTATATACATGCTATTTGCCTCTTTCAAACTGTTCTTCAGTTATCTCTATATTACCATTAGGAGTTTTGGCTCCGTGATAATAGTGATTAGATACTACTCCATATTCTTCTCCTATTTCACCCCACATAGTATCTGAACCTATAGCACCTCCAGAATGATTGACAAACACTAGCTATTGCTAAGTATTCAAACTCAATGGTTTATACTGCTTTCCAGCCTTTTCATACTCTTGTAATGCTATTAACGTTGGATGCGTTTCGATAGTCATATTATAAGAATCAAGTTCTTTATATAAACCTTTAAACTTCTTATCACTAGGTTTCAAACCCGTTAACCTTGCCATCATAATAACACCATTATCAAACGCAAGCGTAAACGGTTTATTTTTAGCACTCTATCCACCAAGTTGGTCATATATCTAGCTCGCAAGATGTTCCGGGATGTTAATAGTGAGTTCTGCAATCTCTCCGTCAGGTTTATCGGTTAATTGTTGGTCTATTTGACCCATTAACTACTTGCCTACAAATTCATTAATTGACACTCTATCAGTATTACCACGAAACCATCTTTGAGCAGTTCTAGCCTTATTCCATTTATTATAAATCGTTGCGTCAAAATTATTAACAAGTGTATGAAGACTAGTTATCAATCGATCTGACAGTTTATGTTTATCTAGTATCTTTCTGAATTTCGGATTAGCTAACTCAGCAATCATCTCATATATAGATGTAAGTCCGTAGTAATCGTTGCTATACGGCATTATACTTCCGTTAAACGCCATATAGTTAGATTTCTCCTTTTCTAACAATGTCTTATATATAGCTTTTATCGTTTTAACTGCAGTCTAAACGTCAGTAGACATTTCGTCTGCATTATCCATCACATAAGAAGTGATAACGTGTATATATTCGTGAAGTAGTATATCGTTCAGAGACATTCCCATCTTATTAACATAAGACTAATAATCATTTCGCAATAATATATTATTGTTATCAGAATCAAATTGTGCTACAGTGGTATCTGTAATAAGCTAACTCTAGTCAGTTAAGATATTCTTTATACCTAACCTATTAATTAAATCGAATATTTTAGGAGATACTTCATTAAAATCTGTAGTAACAGCGTTTTCAGTATCGTTCTCATCTGCTTCTTCAAGTACTACACCTTCAACACTATCATCGACTTCATCTTGTTCGTACTCAAATATTCTGTCCTGTTCAGCTATAGCATAGTTCATACCAGAATATGATGGTAATTCTCCAATATGATGCATATACGCTTTATCTTGTTCAAAGTAAGTTCTTTCTACTTCATCAGTCATATCAGATAATGCATCAAGATTATTCAAAGCTTCAAAATAATCCCATTCATTTTCCTTATTGAATTCAAATTGAGTCGATAAACCATATTCTATAATAGTATGACCCTTGTAACTATAACCCTTTTTAGATATCAGACCATATATAGGAGTGTATAGAGTTCTGCCAGTAAGCTTCCCCTACCATGTTCTTTCTGGTTTGTCAATATAACCTATCAATCTATATACATGCCAATTAGCAGGTTCAAAACCTAAACTGTCTTTTATCTTAACATAAGGAGGGAATATTGGGTATTTTATATTATCTATTGTTACCCAGTTTAATGGTTTAATAACAGCAGCCTACATATCAGTTCTCTATCCAAATATAATATTTGGCATAGCTGCATCTTTATTAAGGCTTACAGATCTTAATGGAGCTTGATATTTACCGCCATACATGTCTACAGGTCTTACAAGCTTATCATTCTACCAATTATTCAAGAATAAATCCTCAATGTCATTATAAGATTTATCTGCATTGTTAACCATTTGATCTAATTTACCTTGAACGAATTGAGTATAACCCATACTTATTCTTTCACTATTAGGTAGATATTGGAAGAACGCATTCATCACTGTATTATCTCCAGATGTGTAGAAAGAATATACTGCTAAATCTCTGAACAATCTCTTAACTGAAGGTTCGGGATCATCTAATAACTACCTCCAATAGTTGATAAGATTATTTGCTTGCGCCTAATCTGCATTTAACTATTCTGATCTATCAATAAAGTCTAAACCATTTTTATTAATGTTAGGAATTAAGTAGTTAACAAAATCATTAGCTATAGTACCATCATTATTTAGTAAATGACTTAATCTAGGATTACCCTTTAGTACTTCCTACTTAAATCTATACAGTCTATTAGGTATAGAATTACGTCCTTGGAACATAGTATTTAGATCTATATTGTTATCCTTAATATATTGATTAAAGAATTGACTCTTTATCTAAGCTTCCATTCCATTTATTACTGCACTAAGTAATTTAGAATCGGCGTTGGTAGCTCTACCTACTAAGGATAAAGCTATGTGTTTTTGATTAGCAAATTGATCAGTATTACGTAGTAATAAGTTTCTAAATATAGATGAACCCAAAGGTATACTATTTTCTGTTTTTGTACGGATGAATGTTTCATTAAAGAATCTAGTAACTTCACCTTCAGCGAATTTACTATTTTTTTCCATATCCAGCATCCCTTTATAATATATATCTTGCTCAGCAAAAGTTTTACCAGTCTTCTTAGTATCAATCTTTGAGAATTTAACAAGATTAGCTAAATCGTCTGCATAAGGTTTAAGAGCTAACCAAGCGTAGTATATTCTTACTTGTTCCTCATTAAAGTTCTTAGAATCTTCTGGATTAATCTTTAATAACTATCTTGTTCTTGACGTTATTTCTCCTTTATCGTCAATATAAGTTCTAAATAGATCTTGATATTCTGAAGCTTTAGTTTTATTTTTTCTGTTTATATATTCATACTTTCTACGTAACTTTTTAGTAGGGTCATATTTATCTAATACTTTTTCAATAGCTTCTTTCTCAAGTTGAGAAGGAGTCTTAGTTCTATCAATGCCATATTTACCTTTAGTCTTAAGTACTTCATTAGCCATCTCCACTAAGATAGGTTGTCTAACAAAATAGAATGTTTGAGCACCTTTACCTGTACGTAATAAGAATGACACCATATTATATGTCCAAGCATTAACATTAAGCTTAACAATATAAGGATCTTTGGCTATATCTACGAATGCATTAATCATAGCAGATAACCAGTCTAATATACGGCCTCCTTTAGGATTACCTTTTGTAGGATAGTCATATATTCGTCCAACATCTTCTATCTCTAAAGTTCCTGTGAAACCATCGCTCTACATTCTAATACCTACCAACTAAGTAAGGATATGATGAGCATTATTCAATGCAAAAGGGCCAATACCAGCTTTACCTCCTGTATATTCTGCCTTTCTATCTTCTTGGTATCTAGGAGTATATACTTCAAATGGTTCTGGATGATATGAACTAGTACCTTCAATGTCTTTTAGTATTCCTTTAACTGTATCAGTAGCATCGTCAATAGAACCTTTTAGCATGGCTGAATTATCTTTAGTGAGCAGTATTTTTATATACATCCTAATAATATCATTCTTATAAGCACTAGCTACATCTTCTCTAGTTAAAGCATCCCCATGAGTTATAATACCTCCATTCTTATTGAAGGAGTATCTAGCTACATACAGTTTATCAATATCAAAGTCAGACCCAGTAAGCTTAGTAAATCCTTCAGGTAGCATGATAATATCACCCATAATTTCAGGGAATACATCTACGAATCTTAATGCAGATATTGATGCAATGGACTGTGTAGGAATACGATAACCAATTCCGGTAGCATCTGCACTCTATCCTATAATATTATGATCTAATAACCACTTTCTAGCTTGTTTAAATGTCATTTTACTGTAGTTAGGTATCATATGTTTAAATAGATTTATACTTACTACAGAATCCATAGAACCATCCTTATCATTAATCATGAGTAATGGTTTTCCATCATTGATCATATCTTCTGTAATAACATTCTAGCTAGTAGCTTCGAGTCCAAATGCAGATCTTTGGATGAAAGCTCCACCTGGCATATGTACATCAATAACCAGTTTATTAATCATAGATATAAATCTACTTTCTAACCATTTATTGTCAGATAATGCAGATAAAGGTATCACAAATGCATTATTCTTAGTTTTAAGACCAGATAATACATTATCATTAGCGTCAGATTCTCTAGCGTCACGCTCTAACATATTACCTAACGCTGTAACATTTATATTACCGTCTACAAACAATTCATCTACTATATCCTATCTACCCATATTAGATAAAGTATTCAATGCTCCCATTACTGTATCATTGATTTCTCTACCTGTTACTTGAGAACCGTCTGGACCATATAAATCATCCTTACGTAAATTAGATAAGTTTACTTTTAAGAACTGTGTACCAGCCATCTATTCCGGATGAGTATGTGGATTAGTCTCTAACTGCTGTCTGATATATTTAAACTTCTACCTGTATGTTACGAGTTTACTCAAATCAGTAATAGTATTACCCTATCCGCTTTCTGCCCAGTCTACTATAGAAGCAGATAATACAGTCTAACCATCTTTAAGTTCTATTTCACTATCTTTAGCCTTTCTATAGTATGCAGTAGGAGATTCTGAACCAGCTTTAACTGCAGAATCAAACATAGCCATATCAATAGGATCATTAAGATCTACCATTCTGTCATATAAAGCTTTAATATCTCCAGTAGCTACTGATTTAAATAACGGGAATAAAGCCATCTTATTAAAGTAAGGTATACCTAATCCATTTCTAAATCTGGTACCGAATGCTATATACTTCATAGCATTTAATATAACTTTATTAGCTTCTGCATATAACTTAGGATCAGATTCCCATTTATCTGCAGTATCAGGGTCGGTCAATACTTCAAATGCTCGTTTAATGTCAGCATTCCATACACCACGCATCCTAAGTAAATCTCTAGTCATATTAGGACTTATATATACAGCAGCATCAGCTACATTAACTCCTTTCTTATAACCAGCTACAGCTACTTTAGCTGCTTGTTTAGCAATTTTAGTTTCTTCAGGGTAGGTATTTTCTATATCACGTATGCTAAGATCTTTTACCTCATTCCAAGCTTCTTCTCCTAACATTTCCTATATAGTTTCTTTTATATTTGCCCTATAGAACAAACCTTCATACTCATGGTATTGTTTATCCATGATTTCGTGATCTTTAAGCTCTGTAACTACATATTCATCACGCATTGGATCATTAAAGAAGTCTAATCTATTATTCAAACCAGTTGATGTCAAAGAACCTAAACGTTTGATTTTGTCAATAGATACGTCTGTTATACCCTCTCTATCATACTTTACTTTGTAATACGCAGGTGAACCACTAAATAGCTTTTCTACTTCTTGAATAGATATTATACTATTCATCACATAGTCAGATATCATATCAAATACTGCATATGCTTCCGCATTAGCACTATCCACACTCTAATATCTAGCTGATCTTTCTGTTACTACATTATCATCAAGTAATACATTACGTATACTCCATATATTACCTTGATCATTCATAGTAATTAAACCAAGATCTCTAGCATATTCTAATTCTTTCTTTACTCTACGATTAATTACTCCAGCTAAGAAAGCCTTTTGTGTTTCTGGAGAAGTATTAAAGAAATAGTCTTTAGCTAATTGTAAACATTCTTTAGCTGATTTGGTAGGATCATTAAAGTTAACAAAACCTTTATTAGTATATATACCTGTCAAGAATAAGAATCTAGCTCCATTACCTTCCAAAGTTACAGTGTGCTTAACTCCATCTTTATCTTTATAATCATATTTATTAGGAGTATGGAAGTTTTTAATACGTCTAGATGGCTCAATCCAATCATTATTTATAGTACCATCATCATTATAATGTAACCCAGTCTCTGGATTATAATGATTAGGATCATCATCTATCTATCTTAAGCACAACTCTATTTGGTTTAGTTCATCGTAACAATAACCTAATAGATAGTCCATAACTTGTTCGCCATACTGAACAAAAGTTTGACCATTGTTATTATTGAATCTAATAGGTTCGTGTGGTAATGTTATTCCTTTAATGAAATGATATGTTTTCTTATCTGCTACTGTAGGGAATATTATTCTATTATTAAATACAGCTGTCATTTTAGCTATATAGTCTTCTCTATCAGTAATACCGTGATAATCTCTACCTTTATCTCCAGTAGTAGTATCCTTAAAGTTAATAAAGGTTTCCATTGATAGATTTCTATTACCTCCTCTAACTGCTTGCAATATAATAGAATGCTCATTATAAACTACAGATTCTAATTCCTGGAATACAGTAGGATCTGATACTATTTCATTAAGTCTATCCTTGGCAAAATTATTCTATGATACCATATAATAAGAATTACCATCAGGACCATAGCTACTCAAACTATTATCTGTAGCATGTGTAAATGCATAATAATTAGCTAACTCTTTAACGTAACCTATATTATTCCATACCTATGTAGGATCAACAGTTATTTCATTCACTTTAATTTCTTTAATAGTACTATCGCTATTTATAGCATTTTTAATTGCCTCAAGCACACTTACTATTTTTGGAATACCACCGAAATTAACAGTTGAACTAGAGAACTCACTAATAAGAGTAAATGCATCTGATTTAGGATTACCGTATCTACCAGATAATAACATTTTATCTATAGTAGGTACATCAATGCCGATACCTATTACATTAAACATGTTAACTAAATACTTCTTAAGCATTTTCTAGTTAGATGTTTCATGTAAATCAATATTTCTATCTCCTATCTTAAGTATGCCTTTATTATTTCTAAATGCAGTAATAACACTATTAAAGTTCTTAATTACAGTATCTAAAGCCTTTTTAGACCCTTCTTCTGCTATCACTTTACCTTCTTTATCGTATTTAAACAATCCAGCATTAGTAAATAATGCTTGAGACCATACTTTAGGATAAGTAGCAGCTTTAACATCAACTGTATTATCGGTAAGTTCATGTTTAATGAATCCTGTTTCTGGATCTTTACTTACTTTGGCTGTGACATAATTATTTATGTCACAAGTTACTACAGTTTCTATCTTAGTAAGCATTGCTTCAGCATCAGCAGCCTTAACTAAATCTTCTTTCTGATTAGAATCTTTAATCAGTCTGTTAAGTTTAAATAATAAAGCAGAATGAAAAGCACTACCATTTTGAGCATAAGTAGCTACTTTATCAACTATATTAGCTATAGTACGACACCCGGACAAATCTTTAAGTATATTGTCCCATGCAGTTTTAGCATCAACAAAATTAGCAAAATGAGTAATAGGGTCTATCTTCATAGACATGGAGCCGTCTGGGCTAATTTCATATAGAGGTATAGTTTGGAAGAAGAACTTAACCTCTGCAGGAGCATTATCCTTAATGGATATATTCATACCTTCTACTGTATGCTATCCTATATTAACTCTTTCCGCTCCCTCTTCTATATCACTTATAGTTTCATCCTCATTACGATCTATAGCTCTAACACCTAGTTGTTTTAATCTGGTAGCTATAGTTGGCATAAACACAGTCTCATATTTATCAAGAATTTCATCCATTACAGGAGAAGGATAAGTTCTAGCTTGCGCTTCTATAATAAGCTTAAGCCTTTCAAATTGATAGTTATCTTCAGCCAATGCCGAATATTCTATATTAGGTACAATATTAGAACCATTGACAGCAAAAAATGCATATGTAAGAGATTTGATTATATTATCAAATTGATTATACTGAGTAATAGTTTTTAATTCGTAACCAGCTACTTCTAAATTAGGACCAGATGCGCCATATATTTGTCTAAATCTATCTACATTTTCTTTGTTAGGTTTAACACCATAGAATTTACCTCTATTAATATCAGAATATAATTTAGCTAAAGCATATTGACCAGTTCTAACCCATAACTTAATAAACTCTAATATTCTCTTAAACCAATTCTTAGTATCAAAAGCATAGCTTCCAGCTTCATTTAACATAAAGTCTCTAAATTGATCTGCTAAAGCCTCTTCTATTTGAGAATCAGTCATTTGAGGATTCTTTTTTCTCATTCTATTATATATTCTTTCTCTTCTTTTATTATCTATCAAGAGTAAAGAAACTCTATGCCATGCCTCATGATATTCAGTACCTATAGGGGCAAAGTTGCTAATTAATATAGAATCTTCCATTACTCTACCTACTACTGCTGTGCCAGCTTCAGTAACATCTACTATGGTAGGGATGATTTGTGGAGATATTCCAAAAGTAGAGCTTAACCATTCTTTAGCTTGCTCTGGATCCATTCTCTCATTCACCCATAAAGCGCCGTCTTCCTGTACTTCCACCTCCATATTAGGACCTCGCTTCTTCCCATCTAATATAGCAAATATATCTGCCATATTCACAGAAGTCTATTTGCCACTTTCATCCGGTAAAGTAAATACTTTAGTTTTAATAGGATCTTCGTATTCTTTCTCTACCTTTTGTTGAGCTTGCTACTATATCGTTTCAGCAGTTTTATCTGCTAACATTACATCATCAACATATATATTAGAATCCCATAACTCATCAGCTATATCAGTGAGTAATATACCCTATTTGATATACCACCCTAGAGTACTCATACCATTAGGATGTTTACTGTCAATAGTCTTACGACCATTACTTCCTACAATTATACCAAATTCACTCTAGTCTAGTTCTATTAATCCAGGAATAATAGTAAGCTTATCTACATTACTATTCTTTAAGAATGCAGCAACTGACTTAAATCTAGGATCTGTTACCTGTGATTGTAAATCTCCTCCTAAGTAATAAGTATTAAGCGCTTGTTCATCTATGTTCCAATGGAAATTAGACATTATATAATTTTTAGCTTGTTGTCTAATATCTGGTTGACCAACAAGATCACTTATACTATAGCTAGTATTACCTATTACTAAGTTACCATTATCATCTACAAAAAATTGTTTTCTTTGTTTGGCTTGAATCTGTTGTGGAGTAAACCTAGTATCATTAGGATTCACAGCTGTATGAGGACCAAAGTTTACTATAAAATCTAATATATCAATAGGTCTAATATTAGTCTTAACTCCTTTAGCGTCAGTATAGAATTGTTCATTACTAGTGACTAAATTCAATATTAGATCTGCTATTTGGGGTTTGTCCGCAAATGTCTAATAGTTTAATTTAACTAATTTAGTATCGTATTCGCCATCTAATCTAGGAACTTTTAATACCCACATGGGTTGACCAAGACTACCACCTTTTACAGATAATATAGTGTTTCTTAATCTTATTACTTCATTGTTTATAGGACCAGTAGTTATACCTATCTACGTATTATCTGGGGTTATCTCAAATGGATCTTTTATAGTTAACCATGCTGAATCTAGTAAGCTTCTATTCTTAGGGCTGTTATCTGGATTTTTTTCATTTCTAAATCTTCCAGTAGTAGCTCTAAGAGCTGTAGGAACTACCTCAAGGTTTGGATTCTTTTTAGTTTGTTCATACAGTTCTATAATCTTATTTCTCAATCTGACCAGATTATCTACAATCTTAGTCTATTTTTCAAACGGTAGCCTATTAAACGGGCTATATCTACCTCTAAGACCACCTTCAACAGTTTTAATAGCTCCGACGTATTTTTTACCTTTGTAATCAAATATAGCATAAATAGCAGGTTCTACTTTTCCGTCTTTATTAGTATAATCGTGTACTTCAAAGTGAACCCCGTTGTTCATTACTTCAGGTATAAAGTCAGGTTTACTACTTACTAACGATAAATCATCATCATTAAGGTAGTCTTCCATTCCTTGATATCTCTTAGATATTCTAATGTAATTACCATTAGCATCTCTAGAACCTTCACTTAATCTGTAATTGATTTCATGAGAATATGGGTCTTCATCTTTATCATATGTTAATTCCTATGTATTTACAGTAGTGGGCTATTCTACTGGCATCTATTCCTGCTGAGGCTGCTGTGACTGTTGCAAACTACTAGCTGCTTCTGCTCCTAGCCAATCACCCATTATACTAGCTAATGTTGGTAATTCTGCTTGAGTTGGCTGTTCTTGTGTAGGAGTAGTAGGTACTTCTGGAATAGCATCTGCACTCTTAGTAGGAGTATCGTCATTCTGCTTTACTACTTTCTATCTTTCTTCTGATTTTATTTCCTCTAACTTTTCTGCAGCCTATTGCTCCTCCTATCTAGCTTGCTTCATTTCTTCAAGTCTAGCAGGAGCCTAATCTTTTATACGTTGCGCTATTTTACTGTGACTCTAAATAATAAACTTTGACAATTCAACTTGAGAGTTAAGAGTATCTGCTAGTCTATTAGCTTTACTAGAATTACCATTAGTATACAGCTCTTCTTCTAACTACATTCTAGTATCTCTCATATCTTCCCATAGATTCTTTAATCCATCTTCAGAATTCTCCATAAACTTAGATGCACTATACTCCTGATAATTCTACCTATTTGGATATAGGTAAGAATAAATATCTTTCATAGCTTGACCTGCATCAGCATACGATTTACCAGCTTTGTATTTAGTACTAGGTACAAGAACAACATCTCCTTTAGAGTTCCTTTCTTGTTCAAAGTATTTATTACGTATTGCACTAGCGTTCTATCTTGCCTCTGTTATATCTTCTGGTTCAGTTGCTACATCTTCAGCAGTATCCTACGCTTTACTTTCTGCAGCAATGGTAGGTTCAGGATTGGTAACTTCAGGTGTTGTTGTAACCTCTACAGGTTCTGGAGTTATTTCTTCACTATCTATTACTTCATCCTCTTGCTTCTTTCCAGAGTATAAATCATCCAACTCCTATACAAAAGTATCTTCCTGATCTTCTACATCTAGCCACTTATTGATTTTTGCTATTGCTCCTTTAGGACTATTCATCGCATCTCTCTCAGTCTTAGCTCTTTCAAAGTCAAGATTTGCTATAATTTCTTTTTCTTGTAAGTCTTTAAGAGTTTGATGAAGGTTAGGAACATTTAATTGTTCCTCTGTAATACCTAAATCTTCTGCTTCTTTACGCAACTATTGATAAACAGCATCTATCTATTGTTTATCTTTATTTAATAAATGCTTAAATTTAATAACATCAGACTTAGAGGTACGTATACCAGTATTTTTTTCTAGTTCTGATAGTTTATTACCGTTATTAGTAAAGTCAGTTATGAGTTGATCATATAATTCGGTCTAAGATTTTAATCTAATTAGATTACGAATAGCTACTTCTTGATCAGAAGTTACATCTGGTTTAATGGAAGATATGTACTATGACATTTCAGGACTATACATCAACTGATCTACTTCCGATGTTATATTAGCTCTGTTGTTACTAGCTTCAGTAAGTAGAGCTTCGTGGTGTTCTTTTAATGCTACAAATACATCATATTCTTCTGTTCTAGGATCTATACCTGCTTTCACTGCTTGGCTCATATTAACAGGTGAAGTGTACATATTTCTAATGAGTTCTGCTCTCTTTCTCTCGTTATATATGTCCTGTATATCTAATCCTTCTGTTCTAGATACTATATTTTCAGCTTCATCAAAAGAACTCATAAGGTTATCATATTTACCAGTTCTAATGAAACTACTATACATAGCATTCTTTCTAACTCTATCTTTAGCATCCATCTATTCTGCATACAAAGCAGATACAAATTGGTCAGTAGGTAATTGATTATTTATTTGTATTGCTGCAGATGGAGCACCGTATACAGTAGTCATTAAACCTCCCAACAATGCACCGCCTTTAAAGTTTTCCATGAATTCCTAATCATTTGAATACACAGGATCCCACGGAGTAATAGCTGCAAATACAGCACGAGCTCCAGTACCAATGTTACGTATAAAACTCTTTACTAGATTTGGATCAGCATCAAAATTATTGTCTATATATCTCTATCCCTTAATGTACTGAACACCTTCTTCAGCTCCTTCTAGTATACCAGATACTAATATACGACCACCTAAATCAGTAATAGCTCTACGTTTAGTTCTCATAGGTAATCTACCAACATTATCTAAACCGAATGAAGTTATATCATCTATTCGATTAGATAATTGTTCTTGTAAACCTTTTCTTAATTTTGCACCTTTTTCAGCTAAAGTTTTTAAACCTTTTACTTTTTTAGCCATAGAACCTATAGGCACTACTTCAATTGCTTGTTGAGCTACGTCACTAATTGATAAAGCCATATTATCTATATATAAAGATCTTAAACCTTCTCTATTATCTAACATAGCTTTATTAAACTTTCTATTGTTTATCTTGATATCTCCAGAAAGTATACGATCATATACATATTCATCATCATTAATTTGTTCTGTGCTATAGCCTTGTTGCGCCATTTTGATTTTAGCATCAGCTAATACGTCTTCATCTACTCCTAATTTCTTAGCTGAATTCTTTACGGATTGCTTGTAGTTCTAAAATACTTCAGATTTAGATTCTTGATCTCTACTATATAAATTAGAACCTATAGATACTAAAGCTGCAGCTCCAGCCACTAATGGGTTTCCAGCACTAGCTGCGTAGTAGGCAGATAAAGTACCTAATATAGAAGACCCTACAGAGGCGGCACTAGAACCTAATAGACCAGGTAATTTAAATAACCATGTATCTATATCGGAAAAATCCATACCAGACTTCTCTTTATTTTTTCTATAGTACTGTGAAGTTAATTTTTCATCGAAACGTTTAGCCTTATCGGATTGTATTTCAGCATCTCTGAGAGAGACTATTCTCTTATTGTAGATATTATCATCCTACATACTACCGTCAGGTCTAGTAATAGGATTGATTTCTTTGTCTATTTCTATTAATGTGTTATCTAGATTGCCTTGTTTAAGACTACCTGTAATATAACTATTAAGATAATTGTTATTGAATTTACCAGATATAGCAGTATCATATGCAGATTTATTATTAACTTGCATTAAAGATGCTTCCTATAACTGCTATTTTAACTATTCATTAGTAGGATCCTGACTTAACTGTCTAGATAATTCTATTACTGCTTTACTAGAGTTTATATAATCTTTTAGGCTGATTAAGGTATTATAATCCTAATCAGCCATTACATACTCTCCTAACTTAGCGTCTCTTTCAGTTTGTGCTTTCGTTAAATTCCAATCATAGAACGCGTTAGAAGCCCAATCTGTAAAGCCATAATTATCAGGTGCTTCTTCATAGTTAGCATCTGGATTAGCCATACGATGCATATACTCCTCAGTATTAATCTGAGGAGCTATCATAGCGTCATACATTGCCGTTCTTTGTCTAATACCATCTATTAACGATGTATCGTATACTTTCTTTTTCTTTGCCATATTTATCTACCTAATAATTGTTGTGCTGATGTCTGGTATTCATCTTTAGCTTGAGAAGATCCTCCAATACCGCTAGAAGATCCACCTTGCCATCTTTGATTTACTCTTTGCCAATATTCTGAGGATGTATATGAATTTGGTAATGTTCTATAAGCATCTACTTCATAGTATTCAACTCCATCTTTGCCTACTACTTCAGTTACTTTAGAAGCGCCAAATTGTTGTTTGAGAGCTCCGCTAGTAGTCTATCTACCAAATGGCATAGAGTAACTAGAAGCCATTTCATTAAACCACACAGGATGATTTACCCACATACCTGTTCCTAATGATTCTTCAATTCTTTCCTTAGGTATTCTAAGTTTGCCAGATAAAGCCATACTTCCAGGTCCAGTCTTTACTACTTTATTATTTGGTATAAATTGAACTCCACTTAATTGACCACTTTCTACTAATTCTCTAAATGGAAAACTAGTGTCTCTTCCTATACCGGCATCTCTACGAGCTTTTCTACCAGGTCCTTCATTACCAGCAATCATACTAAATACTGTTTCTGGTAATAAGAATCCTTCTGTAGTATTAAATTGATAACCCTAATGCTTAATCCCATCACTATCTTGTATTTCTGTAGACAATGCTCCAACACCTGTTAACAAGTCGTCTTTATCGAGTAGACCAACAGGAGCGCTTACTTTGTTAAGTGCAGAATTTACTCCTTTTAAATAAGATTTAGTATTAAACTCTTTACTATCTTGACTAGTTAATGGAGAGAAACCAGCTACTCTCTAAAATTCATCTCTTACTACATGTTTGCTAGCTAAACCAACCATCTAACTCTATAACTGCTGAGCTCTGTTGCTAGCAGTTACTGCTGTTACATAATCTTCATCATTACCAGTTTGTCTATATCTAGCACTATACTCATTAGCTGCCTATACCATGGATCCGTATTCATTCTGCATTCTATCTATATTGCGCAGACCTTTGCGAGCATCATCTGCAATTTTACTATTTGGATACTTAGTGATCAAACTAGATATATAATCTCTATAACTATTAAACTTATTACCTATTCCAGACATAGTATTTCTAGTAATGCTATCATTTAAGAAATCTAATCTAGTAGGATTAGGTCTTATTACTTCTTCGTTACTACCTCTATTACTTTGCTTAGCCATAGCTAACCAGTATGGATCTACAGTATCTTGATTTACAATTCTATCTCTTTGTGAATCAGCTATCATTCCTACAAATCTTTGTCTAGCTAATTCAGTATCACCTCCAGAGGCATCTAGAGCTTCTCTATAATACTGTTGCCCTTGTGGTGTACTAATCAAATCATTAAATTTAGCATCTGCAATATCATACAATGTATCATATGTAATGCCTACTCTATTGTATTTGACTCCATCTTTCCATACAGATCCTATTGAACTAGGTTTTAGGTTACTAAAATAAGGATTAGCTAATTCATCAGCTGTCATATAGCGTAAAGGAGTAATTTGATCAAATACTCTCTTACTTCCTAAAGTGTCATAATTAGGTATATTAGCAGAATCCCAGCTTCGTTTATATCTACCCTCTGCTTCCATTTTAGCTCTCATTTCAAGTCCAGCTCTAAGATTATCAGCACTTTCTTTAAGCAAACTCAATGATCCATAATCTGTATTACTAATAATCGACTGTAAATTAGCACGAAAACCTGCATCTTTTAAGGCATCTGGATTAGAAACTATTTGATTAATAGCATCTTGTACATCTTGACGATTAATAGTTAAATTGTAGTAATTCTATGTGTCTATTGCAGATGGTGATCTAAATTCTCCAAACTTTTGTAACTAAGTATTAAACTATTGTGCAGCCTCATCTACAGCTTGCTTCTACGCTGCTCCTATTCTATATAATTCACCAAAGTTAATAGGTACATATGTATTTAATATAGGAGCTTCCGCTGCTATATCATATCTATTAGCCTACATTGTTACCTCCTTTTCTTAACCATTTATTAAACTGTCTAATAGTATCTGCTGTATAACCAGATTGCAAAAATGGAGCATACATAGCTAACATTGCATTATCTCTAGCTTCCTGATTACGCATTAACTCTCTATTCTGAGCCCATTGACTTAACTGACTTAAACCAGCTCTACGTATATTTCTAGCAGTAGCTCTATTTTGAGCATTAGCTTCGTTAGCCATATTTGTAGCATTAACCCATTGCTGTCCTAAACTATTCATAGTATTGGCATAATCACCTAAGTATTGGTTATTAACATTACTTTCTTGAGATCTTAAACTAGCTATAGCTCTATCTGTATTAACAGCTGACTGTAATCTATAAGCTAAGTTAGCTCCTGTATTGGTATTAATTTGGCTAGCATTATAATTACTAGTAGCTCTATTACGATTTAAATCTTCAATAGCAGGACTAATATTATAACTACGTCTACGCATACTATTGGCAATGCTTGTAACATAAGGATTATACACTGCATCGACTGTTTCAGGTCTACCAGTAAATAAATTAGACATAATAGGAGTTAAAGAAGCTATACCTGACAATGCGCTTCCCACTTTATCAAATAATTTATTACGTCTATCTGCTCTAGTTTCTCTATAACTAATATCACTAGGTGTAGCACTAGGAGACTCTACAGTATCATAGTCTGTATCATACACAGATTCTACTGTTGGAGCGTCATACCAAGTAAACGGTAATTCTGGTTTGCCTTCATCAATTAATCCTGTACTTGTAGAACTTGTAGGAGTTGTAGTTGATGCAGTTTGAGTATTACTAGGATTAACAGGTACATGATACCATTGATTATTACCAGTTCCCCACTGTACTCCAGCCCCCCATTTACGATTAGGGTTATAGATAGCATCTACTATTCTATCTCCTAAACCAGGTTTAATCTCATCACCTAAAGCAGCTGCTTGTATCTACTTAGTCTTAGGTTTAATACCTTTACTTTGTTTAACAGATTCCTACATAGCAAACAACTGATCATGAATCATATTATTATTCATTTCATTTAGTTTTGCTGCATTCTCTGCAAATCTGTCATTATATTTACTTTTTTTCTTTGCCATCATTTTCTCACCAAGTTGTGCAAATGTTTCTTTTCTACCAGGTACTTTAAGCTTATCGCTTAATACTCTACTACCTTCAGGTAAACTAACTAAATTACTGTCAGTAGGTTTATTATTCTCTGGTACTTTGCTTATACTTCCATCTGGAGTCTATATCAATTCACCATCATCTACATATGCTAGAGAAGAGGACATACCTCCATTAGCCATAGTATCTGTATTCATACCAATCATATCATCATACACTTCACTTTGCAGGTAATTAGTACCTTGCACAGCAGCTCTATTGCTATAAGCATTCTTCTTAATTGCTGCTCTTTTCCTACGAAGTTTTCTATTACCAAATGCTCCAATTAGACCACTACCAAGACTACCTTCATCATAATCAGTAAAAGAAGTCATTCTAGCCTCTTCACCGGATCTACCTATTAGCCCTATACCTGCTCCTACTGCAGCACCAATTGGACCAGCAACTTGGAAACCAGTAGCTGCACCACTGGCTATGTCACTTACAGATTGTGCAGCAGCTTGCCCCCCTGTAGTAGCGTTAGATTTCTAAAAAGGAGTAGTTAAAGTATTTAATATATCAGGAGCATTTTCAAGCATATTGCCCCCAATTTCTTTGAATTGAGTTCCAAATGCATATGCTGGTACTTTTGTTTTCTTTTTACTTTTCATATTAAATTAATGAATTTCTGTATGTTGTTGTAATCTATGGTATTTCAAAAGTATGATCTATATCAGAATCTAACTCATAATCGCATATCATATACTTACCTCTTAACCTGGCAGGTAACGATAATGCATCTTCATTCTTATCTGCTCTAGGTACTGGGAATCTAAATGTATCTTCTCTATAATCGGTTATTATATGTTGTTCAGGAGTAATAACATTACCTTCTTCATCAAATTCTTCTTCAGTGTGTTCTCTAATAGCTTCTTGATGTTTAGTACTGAATTTCATATAATCTATGATATCGTCCTTAATAGACTCTTGATTACCATCTCTAAACTCTCCTTGTAATCTAACATTATCAAATACTTTAGTATAAGGAGCATTCTTATTAATAACTATTTCTAATTTAGCTTTTCTATCTAAAGGAGTTAACCCTATTACTCCAGTATCATGTATAGTATGCAATTCATTGTCTTTTATTGCTACTACTCTATCAGAAATAGGTAACGACCATTTAGGATTAAATGTATAGAAAGATGTAAATCTACCTAACTACTCATTAAATACTAGTGGTTTATTTAGTACATTAAACCACACCTCGTTATACTTCTTATCAAATAAGGACATAGCTTTAGCCCTATCTTCTTTAATGTTTTTATTAAAGTAAGATTGTACCTGCTTTTCTTTAGATAACTAACTTACTTGACCTGTATAAGAACATATTTCGTTCTTATCATAATCGTACCAATAAAGCACATTATCTGAATTAATTATACTTTTATCATTCTTAATAGATGAACCATTAGTAGTAGTTACATAGTCAAATCTACTTAATATACCACCAGTACCTAATACTAACTGATTTACATTATCATCAGTAATAAGTGACCTTTCATTGACAGAAGCTACTCCTACTCCAGTATCTTGGAAATAGAACAGTCTATCCTTAAATACTTTTAGATTGGTTATATCTCCCCACTGATTATCTACATCTAAATAATCAGCTACTTTGAATTTAGACCACTAGTCTATTACTTCATTATTCGTTTTAGCCTATGATGTTAGTATTCTGTTAGTATATTTAACATCCTTATCAGCGTACATAGAATTAGGTATATATAGTTTACCAGTATTCTATGCGGAATAAACAGAATTATATACAAAATAAGGAAGATCTTGTACGTATATATCCTACATCTAAGTAGGCCCTAACTGTAACCAAGAGTCTGCAAAGTTTGAACTGGTTACGGTTCTATGAATCTAATCACCGTGAAATAAATTCATATTAATAGAACTTTCAAATGGTATATAAGCTCCTATGTAATTCTTCATACCATCCCATTCCTTAGCATCAGGTAATTGAAATAACATAGTATTAGGATAATCTAATAGACTTAAATAAGTATCTCCTCCAAATACATATTTACTATCATGTGCTGCTATACTTATGTATACAGAATTCTGTCTAGATGAGAATGTATTACCACCATATATAGAATTACCATCACGTTTAACGTTAAATACAGGAATAGCATTAGTAGAATCAAATGGATGGAGCTCTGGGTATTTGTTAGTAGGTACACTATTAAATCCAGAGAATACATTCTATAATTCAGGTACATGAGCTATGATACACGGACCAGCTGGACCTTGTAATGATTGATTATCATTGTGAATAAAGTCAGACATAGAGTAGTTAGTATAAGTTCTATTACCAACATTTATTCTTTTAGCCACTACATCTGGAGCCCCATACATGTTATAGTCTATGTTAGGCGGATATTTAGCATCTTCAATATATGATGTAGATTGAGATTGCCCAAATGTTGGAACGAAATATTTAGCTATTGATGCTCCACGGTACACCTTATTACCTCTACTATCTTGATAAGGGAATCCTACAGCTAATACATTAAGACCCCATCTACTACCATAACCTACATATGGCACAGTATCTTGCTGCAATACTCTACCATCTATCTGAGTAACGTAATCCGCCGCAGCAAATATACTACGACTTACACTATTACCAATAGTATTACCATTTACATAGTTATCTTTAAAATCATCAAACTTGCTATCATTTACTTTACCACCTACAAATGGAGAATAGTATGAGCCTATACCATCTAAGTATACACTTCCTTCAAACAGTTTAGTTGCATCATCACCCTGTACACATATTTCTGGAGATACTAAACGTATATAATCATTTACTCTCATAGTAAGAGAGAAATTACCAATATCTTCCTCTGTACCTGTTGATATTGCTAATTGTTCACCAATCAAACTACAGAAGAAAGGAGTAGGTCTCATCTCCAAACTACTATCTAATTCAGATCCCTATCCTACATATTTATCCTGCTCTTGAATTCTATACTCATATACGTAACTACCTACTGTTTGCATAACTACAGTCCTATCACGTTCAGTTCTATCACAACGAACTATCTCGTAACTCACTGCACCTACAGGCATCTTCTTTACTTTAAATTCTATACCCAAAGCATTACCTATAAGAGTATTGTTCTCATATCTAAACGAAGGCATTTGAGAAGCATGAGGCATTCTAATATCACCTATCCAGAGTACAGGAGAAGCTACAGATTTATCATTATAGAATATTATACCAAATCTATATATTTCATCTCTCTGATAGCCTCTATAATTAGCAGCTATATACGGATCAGCATAATTAGGTATATATGGATTATTCTTCTATTCTTCAGTAGGCTGTACTATTTCAGGCATTTTATTATCGCCTCTGTTTATATATCTAGTATTATTCCTAACCGTAGGTACATCCATACTACAGGATTGATTCAATCTAAACTTATCTTGTTTACTACTTAGATTTATATCTGTAGTTACAAAGGAATACTCTATATTAATGCCGTAACCACCTAATTCACCTTCCTTATTGTATATATATACATTCTAGGAATTAGATGCATCCTTTGTATACTTTGTGTTATTAAAAGGATTTATACAATCATGAGTAGTAGGAATACGTTTGATAGCTTCATCATCTGTTATAGACAGACGAATATTATTACTATCTAGACTAGATAACAGCTATACACTTCCTTCTGAATTAGCTCTATAAGCTCTAGCATCATAATCATTACCATCTTCATCTTCTGGTATCCAAGTATTCTCTGTTATATTAGCTGCAAATAGCCTGTTCTGCATCTTAGCAAGAGTCTACGCTATAAACTGATAACCAGTCATAGCATTAAATTCGTCTACAGATATATCACTTAAAGTAGCTCCATAATCTACATACTGTATATTTGTCTGACCGTCTGGTATATCTATTTCATCTACTATACTAATAGTAGGAGTAGAGTTATTCTGTTCGTAGAATATACGAATTACTCTTAATTTATTAAAGTCCTAAAGCTATAACTCAGTAGATAGCATTACTGATTTATTTGATGCTTTATTTAGACCAGTGCCTTTATATTCAGAACTACCTTGACTAGTTACACTATTAGTTAAGTGAATTAACTCGCTCATTGGAGAAGTAACAGTCTCAGTACCGTGTACATTAAAAAGCTAGTAACAATACGTTACCATTCCAGCTTTAAGATTACCTTCAGATAACCAACGGAACTTAAATGGTAATAAACTTACTACTGGAGTTATTTCTAATGAACCAGGGTTGATTATATTTCCATTCTCATCTATAAGATTAGAATTGTCTATATACTCATTACTCATTATGTTAACAATCTTAATAGGACTGTTTCCATCAGTAAAGTATATCTTTATATTAGTATCTGATTCATAGTTACCTACAATACTTAGTGTGGGATTCTTAGATAAATCTTCACACAACCCTAGAGCTCCTTTACATACTAATTTGATTTGAGGCATATTACTATCAAACCCCATTAATCTGTATATCTTATTAATGTTATCAGATGTTTTAGTTATTACTACCGCAATATCATTTATAGTAGTAGTACCTATTATCGTCTCATCTTTAGGTATAATAGTATCGTATCTTCTAGGGTTCTCTATACTTTGTAATACTCCTGTAGTTCCTCCATCATTAGTGATAACACGAACATCCTCAGCATATCTATACTGAGTATCCGGTATCAAATTTACGTCCTAGTCCATATTAAGACCTTGCGTAAATGTATTAACTTGTGCAGTATTACTTATCATATCAATCTTAATGCGCTATCTTGGTTATATAATATCTGTTCTTCGCCACTAGTACTGAAGAAAGTATCGTGGTCGTTCATCTCAGGATACAACTTATGGTAAGTGTTCTTTATCGATTCTATCTCATCCGGTCCAGGCATCATGGCTTCAGCATATGCTTGTTTACGATAGAAGTTGTAAGAGTTACGTATATCATAGTAATCTCCCTAGCTTATTTGACCTTTTAATTTCTTAGGATACATTAGTTTCATAGTGACGTACCAGTATATAGCTTCTTTATAAGATTCTAAGTCTGGTATCATTGGCATACTATCTTCATCAGTATATATAGCATAATAGGATATCTTAATGTATCCTCTAGGTACATTAGTCATTACATAACCAGGTTTGGTCATATACTATAAATCATAACTATACATAGTACCATCTTTATGCCCTATTCTGTTACCTAGATATCTACCGTTTGCTGTAGGTACGGTATTCTAGTTTATCAATACGCTTAATGTTTCTCTAAGGTTGTTGTCCTCATTTAACTTGTCTAATGCTTCTCTATCATTAGTAAGATTAAACATATTCTTAACTAATGGAAACATAGCAGCATCTTGTACTAACATACAAGCTTTGCTACAACATTGATTATCATGAGATACACCGAAACTAGATGTAGATTTTCTCATAGGTAACCATCCACTATTACAGCAGTATGAGTACGCTACCTAATCTAATTTATACAAATCACAAGGTAATGATACTTGGTGACATTCTATCGGAAGTATTTCTACTTTATGTTCAAACTACTATATAGCTCCAATCTTAAGTATGGATTCCATAATCCACTCCCGAATATCTGTAATACGTATCTCATCTTCTCTTAGATCGAGATCTGCTATTACTTTAGCTACTACAGAAGCTGAACTAATCATACGATTATTTATCATAATTCTGGGTAATCTTTTGTTTTGTTGAATATTATTTGAGCTAAATTTCTCTTGTTATCTCTTGAAGCTATAAACTAATACTTAGTTTTATTAGTAAGCAAACTGTCTTTCTTTGACCAAAAGAATCTATACTTATAATAATTACTATGGTCATTAAGTAGGTATACAGGCTTACCAGTTTCTTTTGTAGCTTTCCAGTCCCATCTAAGACTTTTGCCTGTAAATTCTTTTGGCTGATGTTTAATGATTTGTAAAGTACCTAATCTACATGGAAACTTGAATTCTTTACAATTGTACATCACCTCATCTCTAATGTACTAAAAATAGTCATTAATAATATTCTTATATGTCTATAAGTCAATATCGTATGGTGTATTAGGTTCTATGTACTATTTATAGCTTTCATAGAAATCAGTGGTAGTATAGCTCTTTCTCTAATATTTCATACATCAATTATTTATCACTAACTCTGTTCTATGTATCATCATGCGCATCATTAGTATCATCACTAGGCATAGTAATCATAAAACGTAATTCTCTCTCTAATATCATCTATGTAATAGTTGGTATCATTGCAGATGGTATAGGGAACTCACTATCTGGATCAAAGCAAGCATTAAGCTCTGTAGGGTCTTCAGCTATTACATCTACACTGATATACTCTAGCTGATTAGAATCACCATCTACGTATATTCTATTGTTCTTAACCCATGCAATATAATCTTTACACGTAGCTTTTCTATACTTCTATAATTTAGCTTTAGTACGACTGCCTATCTAAATTATATTACCAAACATATCACGTACATTTATTACTCCAGGTCTATAGTTAAAGTCTATTAACTTAGGGAGTTCTTTATCTCCTACATAAGTAAAGTAACCTGGTACAGTTTCTTCACGGTCTAAATGGATAGGTTCTATAGTAGTAAGATAAGCTTCGCTTACATCGTGCCCTTTATCGATCTACTATTTTATTAGCATAGCCCTATAACCTATGATCCACTTTTCAATTTGTATTCTACTTAAATGCTCAGACTCTGCAATGTTATTATTGCGAGCAATAAGTAGAATGTTATCTACAAGCTAATTGAGTGTCATAATATATTATGTTTTAATAACGTTATAAGCCATATAACGCATTTTAAGGCTGTTATAGGCACTTTCTATTATTAGCAATACAATCCTTTAATTTAAGTAATAGCGGTCTTAAAAAGGCTTAAAATAAAAAAGGTTGATCTTATTGACCAACCTTATCCATAGCATTCTTCATATCCTAAGGGAGCATTTCCTTCATAGGTGGTGGAACCATCTAATTAGCTTTCCTTATTATATTCTTCAACTCACTAACTTCTTTCTATAGTTCTAATATTTTATCATTCTCTCTAGCTGGTTCATTATCTACTCCCAGCTTATCTAATAATACTTGGCACTTAGCCATTTCTTCATCGCATTTAGCTATTGCCTCTTTCCTCTACTTATACGTATTATATTGATTACGTACTATATTTATAATTTCTTGTTTATCAGTAGATATAGTAAGACCTATAGAATTATCTGTTATAACTGATTTATTCTCAGGTATAGTAAACTTCTTAGTCTCTCCATTACACTATATAGTTATATCTACTACTTTCTTTCTGGGTTGATTAGGCATAGGGAACTATCCTGGTGGTAGTGGCTCATCATATATTGAACTTACTTGAGTAACAGAACCCTCATTATACTCAGTAGTTTTCTTGAATGTACCAACTACTTCTATTATATATACCTTGTCACCTATATTTAATTGATTGAATAACATAATAAGTTAGTTTTATAAGGGCTCAATTAAGAGCCCTTTTGTTTATTATTACGCACCTGGTGCGGTTATATTTGCAGGATAAGCATTCACTAACTAATAGACATTATTACATTTATTATAATATATTAAATATCTAAAGTTTAGTTGTAGGTCACCTGCTTGTACATCTTCTTGTAGAGCGTTGCGAAGCATAGATTGATTATTATTTTCACTGTTACCATCTGATAAACCTACTGGTAATGAAGCGCTAGCTTCAGCAGAAGACTGCCTTACATCCAGAAAGAATAATCCTTCGTTTGGTAAACTTCTATACTCTTGATAATTAACGTCATATCTTACTTCAGTAGAAGTAGCTACTACACCAGTAGTTTTAAGTACTGGAATTCCAGATATAGTATTTAATCTTCTACGACGCCTTCCAAATAAAAATGGACCCCAAAATGGGAATAACGGTTGTACATTATAGAAAGGATACATAATTACCTCCTTTCTTTATTAGCAACCACAACCACAACCACTGTTATAACCTACGCCATTAAAAGCTGCGTCACCAGCATAAGCTCCCATAGCAGCAGCTCTAAATATTTCAGGATTATAGCATGACAATTGTGGGTAAGGAACGCTTACTGTATTAGGTAATTTACATTTAATACCATCCACATCTGACTGTAAAGAGTTCAGTTTAGTTACAATCGGAGCAGTAGCAGAGCTAATCATATTACCGAAAGTAGCTGTCTGGTGTTCCTGACTCAACTGAGTAAGCAGTGTAGAGTTTCTCTCACGTAAGCTATCAATCTTATCAAGCAAAGCCTGATTCTGCATAGCATCCAACTTAGCGATTATAGATTGAGTATTAGCTGTGCCACTATCACGAAGAGCTAAAGTATTACTGTTCATAGTATTAACTAAGTTGTTAGTCTGATTACATACAGACAACTGGTTTTCATAACCCATCTTAGTAATATTGTTATTTACAGCATCAATAGATCTCTGAGTAGTGCAGCAGCAGCTAGCCAACTGAGAAGCCAAGTTTGCATTACCAGAAGTAATAGCATTGATTACTTCACAGCTAGACAGTTTAGTATCACAAGAGATCTAGCTTACTCCAGAATTGATAGTATTAAGAGCTGTCTGAACAGAGTTAATATCACAATTCAAAGTATTAGCCAAGTTATTGATGGCATCTTTATTACCATTAATAGCCTGCATCAACAGATTAGTATTAGCGTCATTGTTCAGTTCAGTAGCAAGAGCACCAGCGTTACGTCCGCCAAAACCATTACCACCAAAACCGCCCCAGCAGAAGAAGATCAGGATGATCCAAATCCACCACCAACCGCCGTTTCCACCGAAACCACCGTTGTTCATCATAGCCATCAAAGCAGCGGGATCCATATTACCTTTATTAGCATTCTATATTAAAGCAGCAAGACCAGCATCAATACCACGATCCTGCACAATAATTCTATCTTCTAACATAATTGATTTAATTTAAAAATTGATTTTTATTAATATCTAACGTAGCGAACTGCTTTGCCACGTCCATATTCTGAGTAAGGTTCATACTCTTTTTCTCTTTCGAGCATGTGTTCGTAATCATCGTCATAATCTCTAGCTCTGCTAGTAGAATATACTCTACGACCACCACGCATCATGCCACCTCTTCTACCACCTCTACGGAATAAGCCTATACGTTCAAATTCGTCATCATCATCTTCTTCGTATTTGTCACGCTTTTCAACTTCTTCCTCATAGCATTCCATTTCAGCTTGTCTGATCTTATCACACATAACGTAAATATAGTAGTACCACATCTTACCTTCATCAATGTCTTTATCATTGATCCAAGCCTTTGCCAATTCAACAAAATGCTTAGTGCTATTAGAATTAGTCATACTTATAATTACTTTATAGTAATCAGAATAAACCATGTTAAGTGCTACGAACCAATCATAACGGTTAAATCTGCTACCCAGATTTATTCCGTACTGACTAGCTAATGCGGTAGTTTCTTCTACAGACCAATGCGGTCCACGAGTACCATCCTCATTTTCCATTTTACTTACAGCTTTACGGGCATGTTCCTCATTGAAGTGAGGACCGTGTTCTGCTTCGTAAGCCTTTACACGAAATATTCTATGCATATTATTATTGATTAATATTATTGAATATATTGATTAAATTACAACGCAAATATAATACAATTAATAGATACTAGAGTTGTATTATTGCGTTATATAATTGTATTAATTTTAAATTGAAAAAAAATATGGAAATTTGGAAAACAATAGAAAATTTTGATAAGTATGAGGTATCTAACTATGGTAATGTAAGATTTAAAGTAATAAAGCGGAGTAAGCATGAGAATAGACCTCCTCAAATATCTTATAGACTATTACGCCCATGTACTAAAAGTGGTTATGCTACAGTGCAAATAAGTAATAGTTATTACATATTAACGCGTCTTGTACATAGACTAGTAGCAAAAGCATTTATACCTAATCCTGATAATTTGCCCCAAGTAAATCATAAAGATGAAAATACTCTAAACAACAATGTAGAAAATTTAGAGTGGTGTACAAATGAATATAATTCTAATTACGGTACTAGAAATGTTAGAATTAGTAATACCTCCAAAAGAAATATGAAACTTTGTAAAAAAGTATTACAGTATGATTTAAAAGGAAACTTTATAAAAGAATGGGATAGTCTTGAACAGATATATAGAGAATGTGGTTTTACTAAACCAAATATATCTAAATGCTGTAACAATAAAGGAAAAACAGCATATAAATATATATGGAAATTTAAACAATAAATTACTATATCTGTACTATACGTGTATTTGTAACTTTGATTATCGGATTACTATTCATGATTTGATATCTTTTTGTTCTTACTCGGCGCCAATCAAAGTGCAAGAACCTAATAAAGCCGTTACGGTACTTATTCTTGTATTCTTTCTTCTCTTCTACAAACAAAATCTATTGATTCTTAATATCTAATGTGGCTTTAAGGATTGAGTCCTTTCTACTAACTATGATAGTTGTTAATGGATTAATTTTAAGTTCTTCATCAAAATCTATTAACTTGTGTTTTATAATAGTTCTAACAGAATCTTTAATCTCAGTATTGATTACATTTACATCAGTTAGGTTCTTGTCTTTGATTTTAAGCTTTTTCTAAGCATCCTTAGCTTCTTTTAATAAACTATCATTACTAGTATTTAGTTCTTCTATAGTAAGCTATAGTACTCTGTTTAACTATTCCTTCTAGAATGCTAATTGCTCGTAAGCTCTAACATTGTTAGTTATTCTGTCAATCTCTTTATTCTTCTTCTGTAGCTAATGGTTCTAAACAAAAACAGTCGCAATAAGTAAACTAACTAAACCTACTGCGACTGCTCTGAAATTCCTTGTAAACCAATTAACTATCTAATTCAGTATTGGAATCATCTGGTAATTCTTTATCTAATGATATATCTAAATATTTCTCTCCTTTTGCTTTTATAACCTTTTTGAGGATTTTCCATATTTTCCATTTAGGATATAAGTCGCTAAATGATTCTAGTAACGACCAAAACTCAACTAAGGCTATCATTCCTGCTACTATTTCTACAGCGTGCAGGTTAATAGAGGTTACTACCAGCTAATCTATTATTGATGCACTAGTTATTGCTACTGCTGCATCTCTAGTCTTCCATATAGTTTTCCATGCTTTATGTGATTCAATCTTAGGATGCCCATATTTTTTAGAGACTTTATAACCATAGATAGCATCAAGTAGTATCAATATACCGACAGCAGTGATAGGAACCCATACAGGCGCGAATATAGAAAGTAGCCCAGCTATAACAGAAGCTACGCATTTATCCGCACTACTGAACATGTTCTTAAATATTGACATAGTATGTTCTCCTAATTGTTGGTAATTCATAGATAGTAGCTGATAATAAAAATCAAATAAGCCCTAACAGATTAAAAGGGGAGTAAAATCTGATAGGGCTCGAAATTCCGTTTGAGATTATAACTATATAACGATAAGGTTTATTTAAAGTTTCTATTTTGAAAATCTTCTTGCATAAACTAATAGCTCTTTATAGCGTAATATCTTCTTTAAATTAATACCGTTACAATGTTTAAATCCATCCTATATGACTGCAACCTTTTGTTGGTTAATTAAAACCAGTTTTCTTCAGATTCTATAGAATCCAATTGTTCATAATCCTCATCATTTAACTCTAATGTAGCTGGAGCAGCTGGCAATGCCGGTTCACCATAGAAGGTAATTCGAGTCCCGACAGTCGCATAGGAATAATCCAATCCATTGCTAGAATTCAAATAGAACAAACCCGCATAAGACCCAGAGTCCGAGCCACCGCCGATGAGAAGTGTTCTAGGAGTAGCTACAGCATTCGTCCAGCGATAATCACAATAATAAGTTGTAGCACTTGCTCCATTATCCACTATAGCTGGGAACAAATCTGCCTAATTATTATTAACGAGTTTTTTTACATATTGACCAGTAATTGTACTTTCTTTAAAGTCTTGTAATTCATAACCTGCTGCAATTAATTGCTCTGCAGTAGGATTAGTTCCTCCTTCAAATGTACCAAACTTAGTATAATCTTTGCAGATGTATACACTATTATCAGTACCAGCAACTACTACATCAATTACATTCTTCCACACATGACCAAATGGGTTCTCAATACCACGGTATCTAGGAACATTAACTACCTTAGTACCAGTAGACGTACCCTCTGCATTAGTATTAGTATGAGTATATTCGATTATACCAGTACCATTGCCTAGTGATTTAGTAACCCCACTGTGTACAAAAGAATATGTAGTAGCTCCATTTACAGTTACAGTTCCTGTAGTTATACCTTCACCCAAACCACCTTGATGATAACCTTCTGCAGTTAAATTAGCATTAAATGCTTTCTGGCTATTCAATGTAGCATATTCTACTACGAATAACCAAGTGAGATCTCTGTGAGCATCATAAGTATACATGTTCCAACCATCTCCGTTTGTTCTAGCATATGTTTGGAATGTTGTTCTATTTAGACTAACTTTTGGAAATTCGTTTGCTGTAGTTAAAATACTTCTTAGTTTATTTCCAGCATCAACTGTTGCTTCATAATTAGCAATGTATTTCTTATTAACCTTCACGAATCCAGGTAAGTTATATTCACTAATTCTTACTTCTACTTTATTATCTGGAGTAGCTATTAACAGACGATAATGTTCTGGTATCTCTACCATTCTGTTTCCACCAGCCCCAAGATCTACTGTAGAACCATCTTCGTATTTACTATGATTATTCGGATTTAAATATCGTATGGTGTTGCTCTAATCTATAGTACAGCTTTTCATCTTACTCTGGATAGGAAGTGTTCTATGCATTTCCATATTACCAGTACGTACACCATCAGGACTAGAACTATTAGCTAAGTCAAACTTAACACCATACCACAGTTCGTTTTCATTTCTACTAAGCTTACCAATCTCTTCATCAAGAGTAACAGCTGCACTTATAGCACTAGGACTATCTGCTAAGTAATTAGTACTTGATAAATCAGGCATTTCATTAGCTTCAGTTAAACCTACTTTATCATTTACTTTAAGTATTGTACTTCTAAGCTCTGTAATATCTTGATTTAAAGATGTTTCTAAACTATCAATGTTACCTTGCAGTTCTGTGTCCTTAGCTTTAAGTTCTTTCACTGCATTCTCTCTTGCAACTTTTTCATCATTAATTGCATCAGGAAGAGTTTCATTAATAGCTATTTTCTCAGCACCGGTCATTAAACCAGCAACAGTATTAGTAGCAGGAGTAATAGTAATATTAGATAAAGTAGACTCTATATACTTACCACCGCTCTTTTCTACTCCAGTAAGACTAATAGTGATATTATTAACATCAGTCTAGTCTAATTGGAATGTACTCAGCAAGTTATCAGGCATAGAGTTAACTACATTCTCCATAGCTTTACCCTTACCACCATCATAAGCAGTACCAGTAATATCACCAATAATAATGGCATTAGAATCGATGTGTACCCATTGTGAACCGGACCATCTAAACTGATAACTTACTTCACCAGGAGTTACATTAACATAGATTTTATCTCTCTCACCTACAATAGGAGTTTCGTGTTCAGCATCTGCATATAACTGTATATTCTGAAGTACTCCAGTAGGAGATACAGTATAAGTAGCATATGCATCCATCACATCATCAACGTATGAAGGCAATTGACTAGCAGGTACTTTACCATTGCCATCAAGTTCAGCAAGACCATTAGGTTGACCTTTTAATGCTTTGAAGTCTTGTAAGTCTTCATTCACATCATCAATCTTAGTATCCAGTCTATCTACTTGAGCTTTTACAGCAGCATCACCTTTATTAATAGCATCTACTATACTAGTACCTTTAAAGTAGTTATTGCTACTATTATCAGGTAAAGATATAATGTCACTATTCTTATCATAGTTTAAACCAACAGATTGGACAATCTCTTTAATGTGAGTCCATTGGTCTACATTAGCATCTCTATTTAACGGTATCCACTTCTTAAGATCAGGACTATATGACTTAATAACATTACCTGTACTATCTGTTGCTAAGTCAATCCAGTAAGAAACTTCTTTAGGATTTGGAGCATACTTAGATGCTATGAAATTAGGATTTTCTTGTTTAACCATATTTGCAAATATTTAATAATTAAATAATCTCCTGTTCTGGAGTATTGTATTCTTTCTATCTCGTATATTCATCATTGAAATATACAATATTGTTTTCATTATGTTATTGGATTTAATGCTACAACTTGACCAGCTTCAGTCTTATCAAAGTAATTAACTACAGCAAATTCCTCATCTGCTGCCTAACCGTCTCTACTGCTTACATAACTCCTAATAAACTGCTGACCTCTCTTTTCACTATTACCCGCTACATATCCATATCTGAATGCAGTACTTATACTATCATTGTATATAGTGCCATTCTCATTCATAGCGATTACTTTAATCTATCCTTCCTCAGTCATAGTATCAGTATTCAGACATCTAACAGATCCTATTATTATATCTCCGTCTACATTAGTCTAATCATTCCATGTCTTATACTATTTACCATTAAATGTAACATAACCATTAACGGAAGTACTTAAAGTACCTTTATGTGTAAAGTCTCTCTATATCGTTAAATTGGGCATACCTTCTACGCTATCATCTACAGGATTAATTTTATACCATCTATCAACGTATTTAACAGCTTCTCCAACCCATATTTTATTAGGCATACCTTCTTCGGACACCCAACCATCTTTATCAGCGAATACAAATGATTGACCTGTTACTCCCATATCACTACCCTTCATTTGATATGCTTTTACTATAACTCCTCCTTTATAAGCAGTACATTCAACAGTCACAATACCGTCATTTTTATTTCCAAACCAGTTTCCTCTAAGCTATACAATTAACTATTCCGGCATAGTTAAACTAGGATCATTAGTATATACATCTTGTATGGATTTAATGTCTACCATTACACACTCTGCTCCAGATTGAGTGTTATCGCCTCCCCAGTATAAAAACGGTTGAGTTCTATTTTCAGACGAACCCCAACTCCATCCTACTATTTCACTAGGGATACTAGGAGCGTTAGTGATGTTAGTACCGGTATCAAAATCTCTACCGTTAGAATCAGTCCATATGAATCTCAACTATATACTATTGAAATCATAGAAGTAAGCTACATCATCCCTAGTAGGCCATATATGATTTACTCCATCAAATACATCAGGTATATTAGTATTACCTACAGTTCTTTTTTGTAGGGGAACTGCTCGTCCCCCTGCTATACCTAACTCTAACATTACTCACTCTCCTCATCAATAATATTATAAGTCATACCTGCTACTTTAGTAAGCTCATTATATTCAGCTTCAGTACCAGTCCATATAGGTAATGATATCTTACCACTGTTAGCACTAGGTAATGCTAAAGTAACGCCAGTACCCTTATTCATCGCTTGTTGTACCGGATCTAATACAGATATCTTATTCTCACTAATAAGTTTATTTATTAGCTGAGTGATATACTCTTCATCAAGTAATTCACCAACATTACCAAGATTATTCTCAATATTAGTAATCTTATTATTGATACTAGTTATACTCTGTTCAATATCATCTATACTAGACTCCAGATTAGTAATTCTGTTGTTAACAGTAGTTATCTTACTATCCAGGTTATTTATCTTACTAGTAAGTTCAGTAACTTTACCATCTACGTAGGTCTTAAGTTCATTCTTAGCTTTAGTAATTTCACTATTTATATAGCTTCTTAAATCACTAATCTATTGGTCAATCTTACTATCTAACTCTTGTATATTCTGAGTTAATTCAGTAATCTTCTGTTGAATAGAACTTAAATCACTACCTACTATATTAGTTATATCTTGACGTATCTCTTCAATATTAGAATTGATATTAGTAATATCTTGGTTTATATCATCAATGTTGTTATTAATATTTGTAATATCCTACTTGATATTATTAACATCGCCTTTGATATCATTAATCTCATTTCTAATATTGTTAATCTGAGTAGTTAACTCTTCTACTTTCTGATTAATATACTACCACAGTTTATTAACTTCCTCTTTAAGTTCATCTTTAAACTCAGCTAATTCATTTCTGATTTCAGTTATAGCTTCATTAATAAACTGTTCTATCTAGTCAAGAGCTCTATTAATATAATCAATGATAGCATCTACTTGCTTATCATTCAGATCTAGCATCTCCCATGTATTAGTATCATTACGATAGTATCTAATACAACCACCATAGTAGTTAGAAGTAACGTCAATCCAATAATCTACTTCTAGAGGATTAGGCTATACATCTGATGCTCTAAATCTAACTATTTCTCTTTGTAACATATGTTATGCTTTAAATGTTGTTATTTTATCTTCTGCGCCATCATCATATACATCGATATGAACCCATGATACACCATCCTCTAAACGTACTTTACATGGCAATAATAAAGGTTTAGCCTTTATTATCTCTCTTATTTCTTCTGCAGTCTTATCATCACAAGTAAAGTCAATTGCGTTACCAGTCGTGTGACCGCTAACATATACATTCTTCTTACTCTTTACTAAAGGGCATAGGTTACAACGCATACCTCTTTGATGCATATTACCAATATTAATATGCATTGGCATACGTAGTATATCTGTACGTAGACATAGTAATACATGTAGTAACTGAGTACTTAAGAACATCCATGACTGTTCTCCAAATCTACTATATATGTGATTACATACTAATTCCTTTACGTTAAAGTAAGGTTTAAGCTGTTTAATTATTTCTTCTCTCGGCATCATTGTTATTTATCATTAGAGCATCACCAACTAGATTGGCTGCTACGTTCATACCAAATTGTTTAGTATCGTTATCTATCTCACTTACCTTTACGTTGATTTGAAGGAGCAGAAGATATATCTGCTCCAACAATTCTCTATCTGTCATATGTGCTAAGTATGGATTCATTAGAAACTAACTGTTTGTTCTCCTGTTTGTAACTAGAACCTTTTTACTAATGTATATCCGTTACCTGAACGTACATATATGTTTGCAATATTACCAGCATATATAGTTCCTCTATTAACTGTTAAACCGTTATTTGTATCCCAAGTAAAGGTATTGGGCACCAAGAAGGCCAAATACACTGCCGGGCCTTCCACTGGTACTTCTCCTGGAGGGAATAGATAAGCTGTAGAATAAGTAAGACTGGTTAAAGTAAGCCTATTAGCAACTTCCTACTTACCATCTTGAATAACATTTACAAATGCTTGAGCACCACTCTCTGCTTGAGTTAAAGTAATCTTAGCAGTTCTCTAGGTTGTTGTTTCATTCTCTGCTACAGTTATATACGTAGTGTTGGTTGTAGTTCTCGCAGCAGCAACCCAAGAATTATTTGACGAGAATTCATAATCTAGAGATTCTGTAGTTTTACTACCGTCGCTTTTAAGTACAGTCTTATAAGATTGCACTGTAAGAGTCTCATTAGTTTCTGCTGCAGTTACACTTAAATTCGTTGGAGTTACGTTAAACGTATATGTAGGAGTATAACCGCTTTGAGTTATCTCTATAGATTGAGTCTTACCAGATTCATTCTATGTAAATACTAGAGTAGTACTTCTAGTACTAGAAGTAGTGTTTTTCAGTATCTCTACAGTTATTTTTCCAGTTGTAGATACAACTACCCAATCAGTACCACCAGAAGTTAAACTATAGCCTATATTACTACCATTCTTAGTAGATACTGTTCTTGGCATGAAAGAGGCATTACTATATGAAGCATCATATGTATTTGGTGTTATTGTAAATACATATACATTTTCAGCAGGCTTAGCACCTTGACTAACATTAACAGTTAATGTATTACCAGAACCACTCTGAGTTAATACTACTTTTCCACTTCTTGCAGATCCACTATTATCGGATGCACTGATAGTAACTTTACTACTAGTAGCAGAAGTAGTTATCCAGCTAGGTTTACTAGACACACTCCAAGATTGACTACTACCATTCTTAGTAGATATTACTGGTATATTAGCAGCAGTTCCATTAGCAGAGAAATTCCACGGGAAGTTTGCACTAGTATCTGAAGTACTACCATCTTCCCAAGTAAATACATAATTATCTGCAGGTGGTACATAACCACTTTGTGATATTGTAGCATAATCTCTTTTTCCAGATTCACTCTATATAAAGTACACATTTGCAGATCTAGAAGATGTAGATGAATTAGAACTTATAGTAAATCTACCATTACTATATGTAGCCCATGAAGGTGATGTACTACTATATGTAGCCCATGAAGGTAATGTACTACTATCTATACTGTATCCTAAACTGATCTGATTACCATTTACCAACTTATATGAAATAAAGCCTATATCTCCTGTACCACCACTAGCTCCAACATTAACTTGCCATGGACTAATTGTAAATACATACTCAATAGTAGGTTCAGCACCAGCTTGAGTAACTGTACAAGTAGCTGACTTGCCACCATGAGTTGCTTTAATAGTAGCAGTTCTACTAGACGTAGATGTATTCTCTCCTAATGTTAAAGTACTAGGTGAAGAGCTACTGCTAAGACTACCTAAGTTAGTAGACAGTGTAGGATTACCTGTTTCTTCAGTAACATCTCCACTAGCCCAATATACGGTTCTCTTAGCACTAGCTGTAATAGTAGAAGTACCTCCACTACTAGATACACTAGTAGGATTAGCTGATACAGATATAGTCCATTCACCATATGAACTAACATCATCCCCATCCTGTGATAAACTAATAGTAACTGTCTTATTAGACTCATTCTGAGTTATAGTAACTGTACCTGTTCTATTTGAAGTAATTTCATTAGCAGAAGCACTTACTGTAGTTCCACTTAAAGAGAATCCAGTACCAGATATAGTAGTAGACTTTAATGATACACTAGTATCACCACTCTATTCTACTCCATCTAATACTTTTCTCTTATAAGAACTAACAGTAAAAGACTTACTACCACCGCCAGCTCCAAATGACATACTAGTAGGAGATACTGTTAAATAGTAATTCCAGGTCTCTAACTTCTTACGTATATCATCTATCTTTACACATTCATTAGCTCCATAAGTAGAAGCATTCTCAATGACTATCAATGAATTAATAGCTAAAATCTAGGTCTTAGTAGGACATTCTGTTCCACTCTTACCTAGACTAAGCTTACTTAATATCATAGAATATGTTGCTATTTCATTACTCATGTTGCTTATTCTTTAAAGTTTCTATTTCAGCTTTAAGCTTTTCAATCTCATCCTTAAGCATCTTAACTCCTTCAATAGCTAATACACCTAACATCTCATACTCTACCTTCTTAACCTTAACATACTCTTCACCATCTTTAGTGAATAATTCAAACTGTTCGGGATTACTTACTTCAGACTTAAGAGTATCACTTTCAGTTACTATGTCCTCAAAACCTAATTCCTCTAAGTTCTATGCTATAGTACCTATTTGCTTCTAATCATTCATTATAAATGATACAGTGGGTATAGAACATATCTAGTCTAGAGTATGGTCTAAAGGTTTAATATCTGATTTTAATCTAGCATCAGATTCTTTGAAGAAACCACCAGCTGCGTATATTTTTTCAGTAGATAAAATACCACCTAACACATGTAGTTTTTGAGATGGTGTAATATTACCACCTATTACAACGCCTCCGCCATTACCACACATTATGATATTTTTGGTTCCATCCGTATTTCTATGGTTCAAAAATAGATTACTATTATATGAATTTATTTCATTTGTGTGCTCTATATTTATACCTCCAGCTGCTCTAATAATATCATCTCCAGCATATATAGCCTATTTAGGAGTTATAGTTACTTCTCTAGTCACTCCAGAAGTAGGCATAGCTTCATTGGTTATGGATTCAACCATATTACGAAGATCGCCATTATAATATGCGTGAACTATAAAAGTTTCATACTATTGTGGTTGTTTAAACCACAAATAAATACGATTATCGTAATTAAATACTTTTATATCCCCAAAGCTATATCCATTATTAACGCCAGTAGCCTAGAATATTTGATTCTCAGGCGGATAGTTATAAAACTATATTACTGTATCAATTGGAATGCTATTGCCATAGTAAGAATTACCAAAAATTCTTACTGTAAACATAGCAACACTACTGGCTGCATTCCTTAGTCTTACTAAGCAACCATTACGGTAATCGTATACTGTTTTTGGTAAATAACGCTAATCTAACTCATTAGCATAATTACCTTTATGGAGTAATTTATAATGAGTACCTCCATAATAGAAAGTTGCTCCTTCATCTAAACTATCTACTCTACCTAATGATATACATGGATGAGTTGTCAGTTTATCATTGTATAAATATGCTCCTAATGAATTTGTATACCCTACTTCTGCAGTTTGTGCTCCGCTATTAATAAACTAAACATAACTAGAAACATCAGTTCCATGTAAAGTTAAAGGAGTTACTGATGAAGTTTGATTTATTGTTGCTGGTACAGTTATAACAGAACCTGACGAATTCCATCTCTGCCAAGTACTACTACCTTTATAGTTAGTGCCTATATAGCAATGAATAAGATCTTGTGCTGAACCGTAGGCACCGAATCTAGCTAATACACCATTATTAGCATTAATAAAGCCGTAACCTCTACTCCAACCTCCTGTAGTAGGAGTGGCTTTGATATCAAAATTACCATCAGTATCTACAATACAATGATAATCATTAATATTACCCACGGTTAAGTCACCAGTCATAGTATCACCGGCTTTCTTTACAAAAGCAGATGGACTAATACCACCAACTGTATCAGCATTACCTGCATTAGCTGGTTTACCAACGCTTACAGTCTATGCACTACCTCCAGATGGAGTTACTGTAAAATTACCAGCAGAACCATTAGCAAATGTATATGTAGTATTAGTATTCTACGAAGGTATACCTAGTGCGGTTATATCAGCTTTAGTTACAGCAGTAACACTAGCTACATGACTAGTAGAATCAGTAGAGAACTTATAGAATCCAGATGCTTTACTAGGTGCAGAACCAGCAGGATGTACATAGTTATTATATGTAGCTCCTTTAGTTAGAGTAAGAGTATCGTCACTAATAGATGCAGTAGTAACAGCATTACCAGAACCAGCTACAGTTACTTTACCAACCTTCTTAGCTAATTCTGTATTCATAGTAGACTACAGATTATTGATGTTAGTCTGTAACTAATTATCACCATCTTTTCTAGCTTGAATCTCTACATTCAAATCGTTAGTAATCTCGGATGAACTGCTCTCGATAAGCTCTTCTAATCTATCTACTTCAGTAGTTACTCTATTATCTAGATTAGTAATTCTATTAGGTATATTGACGTCTAAGTTCTATTTATCAGTAGCAGTCATTACACCAGCTGCAGATTGTGTAGCAGCAGGTATAGTCTATGACTTAGTAATAGGATTCGCATATGAATTACTAGCTGCAGATAAATCAGATTGCTTATAGTTAATAGTTACACTAGTTGCATTTCTAGACGTTGCATCTACACCAGTAACTAGGTTATTAGGTAGTGAATCAAGCTTATCACCAGGATTCTGTATACTACCAAATTCATTATATAAGTCATCTAATCTGCCTTTATCTATTGCAGACATAGCACCTGCATTAGTAGTTGTAGCTGATGGTATATCTATATTATCATCCTGTAATGGACCATAATTTAAACCATCTTTAGCTGCATACTTATAGTTAATCTTAACTAATTCACCAGTACTAGTAGTAGGAGTAAGATATGAAGTAAGCTTAGTAGGCATGCTATTTAAAGCATCTCTATTAGCTTTACCTTTATCTCCAGGATATGCAGTACTAGGAGTTTCACCTAATGCCAAACTCTAACTAATCTCTAAGTATTGAGTACCAGTCCATCTATATGTTAAGTTAGTATCCTTAGATACATATATCTTACCAGTTTCACCAATCTGAGGGAATTGAGCTTTAGTAGAGAACTCTAATACATCATCCACATAAGATGGTAATTGAGCTGCAGGAACCTTACCAGTTGAGTCTAATTCAGCTAAACCGCCTGGTTGACCTTTAGTACTAATAAATGCATTTAAACTATTAGTAATAGTAGTGTCTCCTGCTTTTCTATCTTCAATCTCTTTCTGTAGAGCCTCCTCTAACTTGTCAGTAACTCCATCAAACTTGTTCTCAATTCTATCTATCTCTGCTTCTCTATCTGCAATCTCTTTATCAATCTTATCATCAAGATCATCTATTCTATTACTTAGATTAGAGTCAGCTTCCTTTAGATCTTCAATCTATCCAGGTATAGTAGTATTAAGTTCTACATAGTCTTCCTTACTCATTAGACCGTCCATAGATGCAGTAGCATTAGCTATACGTATATCCATATAGATGTTGTTACCACTCTTAATAGTGTTCCATGATACACATGGAGTACTATTCTGTCTAAAGGTAATGCCATTGGTTACTAAATCATAAGTAGATGTATTAGTACCGTCTTTAAACTTAATGTTAGTTAATGCTAAATTACCTATATATACATACTGACCATTATCTGTAAGTACTTTAGTACCATCACCAGTAGTCTTAATAACTGTAGTAGTATATTGTTCTTTACTATAGTTTAATGAACCATCTACGGTAATAGTATCAAATACTACTTGAGATATATTATCTGTACCTTCTTCTTTAATAAAATCAGGAGATTCAATGTATATAGTACCACCAACTATGGCTACTTCAGTTGCTAAGTCTAAACCATTTCTCTTAGAGTTAATAGTATAGATAAGCTTACCTTCCTCTATAGCTTGCTTTAATGCGTCATAATCTTCTTGACTTACTTTACCATCAATGATAGTAGGATCAAAGATATACATAGTCATATCTTTAAACTCTATCATTCGGATCTTACCATTTCTTTCACCATCTTGGAATGGAATCATCTCCTATCCTGTGACAGCAGTACGTTCTGAAGCTTGACTAATCTTTAAACCTTTAATTCTTGCTATCATTGTCAATCAAATTATTTTCTTTCTACTATTCTAACAGTACTACACCGTTATCTTCCCATAACCAAGGATCTGCATCCTCTGTCAACAATGCTAATACATAAGGATCATACAATCCTCTAAAGTATCCATTACCACAACCACACTTAATACAATACGGTTTGAGTTTCATAGGTATACCACTATATAATTGTGGTTTAACCTAATGTAAGTATCTCTTTAGTATTTCAGAATCTATAGGAGTAGTAACACTAGATGTGTTACTAAACTCCAATAAATCTGTTAATTCATTGTATACTATGGTTGCAACTACATCCCTATTATTCCTGATAACACTTGTTTTCAGTATAGAGTTTGTTTTACTGTTTATATATTCTTTTGCTTTATCCATAGTAATTTAATTAAGCTGTTCCTACACAAATACCACATTGGAATCTTAAACCATTTTTAGTTCCAGTCCATCCAGTATCTGACCCTTCTGGAGTATGTACTGCGATATAACCATTATTTATAATTATCCATTTATCAATTCCATTAGAAGAACTTATTCCAGTAGGAGTAATACTACTATAATTTCCTTGAGAGTCATAAGCTCTTACAGAAATGGAATCTTCTGCATCATCGTCTAATGCTTTTATAACTACTCTAGATGAATCAATACCAGTAGGATTGTTAAGTGTGATAGAAGAGGTAGTATTATCATAAGTAATAATTATATTTTGTAATGAACTATTTTTTAACTTCATGCTACCATTATCAATAGTAATGTGTTCATTACTTGTATCACCTATTGTTAGACTATCATTAAGGTACATACTACCATTGTTGCTTACCTAAAACCATTTAGTAAATGGGCTCTAAGCCTAACCTAGCTGCATACCATCAGAGTCTAACTTAAACTAATAGTCACCAGTAAGCTGAGATATATTATTCTTCTTTATATACGTACCTACTGTAGATAAAGCTCCACTACTAGTATTGTTAATCATACTAATCCCAGATCCATCTAAAGTAATTTTAGTATCTGAAGAAGTTAATTCTAATTCAGTATTATCTGCGTCAGCTGCTAAATGTATGCCTCCTGCTCCAAAGTACGCTTCACCATTTTCAAAGTCTAACAAGAAGTTAGGTCTAAATGAGTTAGAAGTATTCATAGGATCTGAAGTATTAATCAAATGATATTCAGAACTATCACCACCACTAGAGTTCTTACCTCTTTGTGAGAACATCAAGTTATTGTTAAATACAGCTCCACCTACTAATGAGTTAGGTGCAATAAGTAAATCAGTATAGATTGCCTCATAATTCTCTAATACAGTCCATGCACCAGATGTATCTGTAGCAGGAGATTCATTATTCTACTGAGTACCAAGCCACGTCATTACTGATTTTAAGAAGTAATAGTTACCACCGTCACTAGTATCATATACATAAGGAGCTTTCTCTCCATCATTAATGTATGGAGTACTAGTACTATATATACCCATAGGATATGCTATAGGTTGTGAACCTACTGGATCTGGAGTAATTATACCACCCATAGGATTAGGTTTAGACCATGCAGTTTCCATCTCATCATCAATGACTCTACATTGAATAAACCATATGTAATTATACTCATCTCCATTAGTAAGTTCAGGAACATCCATAGACCAACCTGTAGGGTTTCTCTTCCACTTCATAGTATCACTCCAAGCTTCACCAGTATATGTAGTTTCAGTACCTTTACAGTATCTAACCTCATAACCTACTCCGGGAATACCTGAACCACCATTATCACCAGTCATACCGGTCATGTAGTATGGATCACACCATTGTTCTATTAATGAGTTATCTCCACCATTAATAAGGGCAAATGTAGCCCATAATACTTTACCACTACTTAATGCTGGCGCAGTAGAACTCCAACCTGCAGGATAACGTTCAGCAGCATTTAACTAAGGAGCAATTTCCCAACTATTGTTTCTAGCAAATCTGTATTCATAGTAGTTACCATCCATGCCTTGAACCTTACCTACATTTACCCATTCACTACCATTCCATACCCACAAGAAACCATCAATAACCCAACCATCTCCTATCTCATTGCCACTATCTGGAAGATCATCTGTAGAATCTAAAGTACCTTTAATAACAACCCCTTGACCTGTTATTTTTACTACAGCGCCCCATTCTATTACTGTACCTGTTTCACCTTGAACTAACGCTATACATTTCCACCATATACCAGTAGACATATCAGGCGTAAGTACCCAACCATCACCAGGATTATATGGGTCATTACTAGTAGGCTTCTCAGGTTGAGTCTAGCTCTATTTGAATGCTTCTACTTGATAATTAAAGTTATTACCATCAAGACCAGGTACACCTGTAATTAAATAAGGACCTTGCCAACCTCTTTCGTCTTCAGGCAGAGATTCATCAATTACTAACTTATTATCAAAAGTAACTAAAGCTTGAATACCCCATATGGCTTCTTTACCAGTCACAGAGGGCATACCTACACTCCAGATACTACCAGGATTAATATTCAATCTATCTGGATCTCTAGGCTTAACATCACTACCAGATGTCTTAGTATACATTACTCTAAGGTGTTGACCATCTTGACCATCATCTCCCCATTTAGCCCATAATGACGGAGAACTAAAGTTACCCCATTTGTGAGTATCACCTTTATACTTTCTTTTACTAACCCATTCATATTTAAACTCTTCACTTACTCCCTTAGGATCATCTGTCCAAGGTTGTTCACCAGGAGCTGATTGAGGTATATATTCATCCTGATCTGGATTATTATCTGTAATCTCTTTAGGAGAAGCAGGTAACTTGGTACGCTGATATATATACTCTACTCCATCACCATCTTTACCATTTACTCCCCATTTAGACCAAATAGTAGGACCTTCCCATTCACTCCAAGTACCATCAGCTTGTAAGTTGTGTGAACAAACCCATTCGCATTGGTATGATTCACTAATACCTGTAGGATGATCAGTCCAACCTTGTCTAATAGCTTCAGTCTGACTATTACCTGTAGGTTTAGTAGGAGTAACTAAACTAGTTACAGTAAGCTTATATACAAACTCAATATTACTACCATCTGAACCATCATGGCCATCTGCACCTGTAAGTCTCACAGGTGTACTCCAAGGTACTACTATTGTACCTTTACTAGAGAAAGTAGCAGTAGACATCCATACATAACCATTAGGGTTACTATCACTACCAGACCAACCTTCAGGATAAGTAATAGTATTAGTATCGTAATCCCAACTACCGCCTACAGGAGTATCAGGTCTCTCCATAGTTTTAGTAGACTTATACGCTATTACTACTCTAGTAGTATCTCCATCTATACCTGGCACACCATCAATACCATCCTTACCATCCTTACCATCTTTGCCATCTTTACCGTCCTTACCTGCATCTCCTGTTCTACCTGCTGGTATACCAAATGAGAATAAGAACTTATCTTTATCTAAAGATACAGATGCTGTAGGAGTACTTGATTCGTATACATCCTTAATTGCAGCCTTAAACTTAGAATTACCTATAACTATATCAGCTACTGATTCAAGTGGTAATTTATAGTTATTGTCTTTCTCTGCAGTAACAATGTATTCACCACCTGTAGCTTCAAGCTTCTCTTCTAAGTCTAATATCTTTACACCATCGCATTTTTGTGTCATATCTCTTTATTTTATAATTTACAATAACCGTTACTGCAATTTCCTGTACTGCAAGTATTATTAGAACAAGAGTAACAAATACCACTAAATAAAGTAGCAGAGTTACGCTCTTTCTCTAAGTGAAGACATTTATCGTTTTCTGTATTGAAACAATCACCTTTCTGAGTAAGAATAGCATTATTGCAGCAAGTACTAGCCGCACATTTTGGCTTAATAGATATTTCTAGTAATCTACATATATCTACATATAATTGTAAAGCATCACGATAGTAATCGGATGCTAAAGCATACTCAAGCAGCTATCTCTTAAAGACTACTAACATTATGTTCTGCATAGTCTGATCATCTAAACAAGTTGAGCAGTGAGTATGTAATTTCCTAATCTCTGCCATATATACAATTGAAGGATTGTAGTATATGCCATGAAAATGTATTTCTTCCTATTCCGTAAAGCATCTCAAAGTAACGTATTTCATATTCCAATCTAATTCTAGAATATCGTCATTAGTTACAGTTACATTATTTTCGGAATCTACTGTAATATTCTCAGAAAAGCTAATGTTATGTATAGGACTGTCTTCAAGTATGTTCTTTAAATTCCATACTTCATCTATATAAACCTCCTTACTATAGCTACTAAGGTCTACTTCAGTCTCTATCTTAAAGGTCAGTTTATCACCATCTATTTGTATATTTGTTAATTTGTCCATATATCAACAATAAAAAAAGTGGAGAGTGGAATATTCCACAACTCCACTTCTGTAGTTTGTAAAAGGAATCTTATCCCAAATTCAATCTCTCTAACGTGGATTAGGCAATTGTCTTACCAGCAATAAATGACTGAATACCCTTATCTACAATAGAATCAACTAAACTAGGACAATAAACTTCCGTAGTCAACGGAGTAGTCTTGATATACTGATTATCATTGCTCAAGTACAGGTTATCGTTTTCGATGATAGCATAATCATATTCTGCATCTTCTACTACTTTACGAGCCTGTTCAACAATAGGATATGCACCAGTAAATACGTGACCTTTATAACCCATGTTACGTACTTCTGCATCACGTACTTGCTTCCAATAACCCTTACCAGGATTACCAGCAGTCTTAACAATCGTAGCACCTACAACTGCCTTAGGCTGATTAGCAAGCAATGCACCAGGAATAGTCTCATACAGAGATGCTTCCATAGATACAACGCTGTATTCATTTAAAGAATAAACGCCTTCATTATCATCCTTCGGCATAGCAGTCAAAGTCAGAACTGCAGCAGAAGCAGTAGCCTGTACTCTACGATTCTTGTGAGCGTTAATCTTCTTCAAGAAAGCGTCTACTAAATCTTTAGCTGTAGTAGTTTCAGCATATACTTCATAAGTATGAGTAAACTGCCAAGCAGCTTCATACATATCCTTATAAACGATACGCAAAACGTAACGATTACCAGCAATAATAGTAGCGTTAGTTAAAGTGATTACAATCTTTTCTTCAACAGGAGCTACATATTCGCCAATTACTGCAGACGGTTTAGAAGCTTTCTGGATTTCAGTAGAGAAATCAATATTAGCTTTCTGTGCTACTGTACCATCAGGCATAGTAACGTTCATCTTTTCACCTGCTACACCTACATACAGAGAGTTAGCATTTACTGCATCAGCAGCAGTTTTAATAAGAGCCTTATTCTCATCGAACAAAGCAACATCACCAACAGCCAAAGCATCTACTGTAGTGTAAGAAGTCGGAGCTTGTTTTCCAATCAGAACTGAGTGTACTGAAGTTATCATATTAAATGTTTGTTTTTAAATTAGACATTAGCGCTTAGTCTATTCGCTTACTTTCTACTTTCATTATTTCAGATTTCCACGTTGGTAAGCGCCTTAATTATTCGTCCTAAGATTTCTTAGAACTAGTATTAGGTATAGTTTGCACTATCATTTGAACTGCTAGATCTACTATATCCTAATGAGTGTTTTCTGGAAGATCTGTATATTCTTTAGTAAGATCACTTACATTACCCAGATCTTTTGCTTTTCTTAAATAGGTAAGCTAATATGAACTTATATCATAATTACCATCAGTATATAATACAATTTTATTGTCAGTATATACTCTAATAGGTTTTGCTTGATTATAACGCAATTTATGATCTGATAGGCTATTACTTAGTCTAGAGCTTACTGTCTCTATTGTAGCCTCTATTACATCAGATTCGCGAGTAATTAAGTTATTGCATTTATTATCCTTTATACTTATATATACATTTTCACCAAGTGCAAACATATAATCTTCAGGATAATCGGCTTCCCATTTATTACCTAATTTACTAAAGCTATAATTAGTATAGCTCTTAGTATTCACCAAAGTACGTATGTTATCAGTAATCTCTTGATTCCTCTAGAATACTCTAAAGTTCTATTTAACATACTCATCTTTAGCTTTATTTATAAAATGAAATAAAGTATCTGATGGAAACTTAATAGTATCATTATAATTTGTTATAATATTATTTAGCTACCTTTCTACATTAATCTAAAAACTTCTTTCTGTCATAATTATTCAGATACTTGGTTTAACTAAAACTTAGAAGATTGTCTTTGAGATTCTATATTCTCTAAAGCAATTACTACTGCTCTATTAATAATCTCATACATAACATCTTCTGGGAAGTCTAATTCTTGTTCAGGTTTAGTATAATCAAACTTAGTTGGTTTCTTAACATAAGTAAGATCTACTCTGTAGAACTCTGTATTATCTTCTACTCTTGGAGCATACATAGGATCCTGCATTAAAACAGGATCTACATATACTAAGAGTTTATCGTTTTCTAAAGTAGCTACTGGATTCTCTACCCAAGGTATATTATTATAAGTCTGCTTAAAAGGCTTTACTAACTCATGGCTAGTAAGTACACAGTTAGTCTAGAATTGTCCATACTTAAGTAATACGCTAAGTATAGTCATTCTATTATCTTCATCATGAACATCTTCTAATGCATACTCATTGTAGCCTGTATGTACAGCATGAAGATTAACATCTGTAGCTATTAACTTCTCTATTTCAGATAAGTTAGACACAGAACCTTCTAAACCTACTCTTAATGCATTGTTACCAGTAATCTTATTACTTAAGATTTCTAACTATGCTTGATTAAGAAATAAGTCTACTTCTTCATCTAAGAATGCTGGGCATCCACCATAAGCAATACCTTCTGCATTCTTATCCAGAACTACCTTGAAAATTATATGAGAATCTTTATTAGTCATTACTTAGATTTAATTTCATTGAGTATTGCTAATTTAATATCTTGATTCTTCTTATCCTTAAGATAAGCAATTACATCTTCAAGACCATTACCAATTAAATCAGTACCAAAGTAATATTGAGCACGATTCTTTCTAATAATGTTTTTAGCAATAGCTTCTTCAATTACGAAGTTAATTTCTTTATTAGGGTTATTTACCCATTTCATCAAGAACTTAGAAGGATCAGCTTCAATAAATTCTGACAATTTAGCTTCAGCAACTTCATTAGACATAGAGTCTGATTTCATACCATAAAGGCGTAAACACTTACGCATTTCTTCAGTAGACATCTTATCCATTTCTCTATATGCTTCACGCTTAACTTTATTGAACTTATTCTGTTCCTCTGCTTCACTATCCTTATTAATCATAACATAATCTGTGCTGGGCTTAATATCCTTAAGACCATTAGCAACTCTTTTATGCTTTTTAAGGAACAAATATTTTAATTCATCCTCAGGTCTATTAGTATCTAGTATTAAATCCTTTTTGCCAATTTTAACAGCAAAGGTATCCCAAAATGTACTATTTGGAGATAACTATCCCTCAGGATAACCAATTTCTTTTTCTAATCTAGCTGCATCTTCTGCAGATAAACCAGTATATAAATTACCAGATCTAGTCCAGTAAGAACTTAAATAGTCAAAACACGTTGGCCATTTAGTAATCCCAGTCCAGGGATTAGTTTTAATTATTCTAACGATTACTTCCATAATATAAAATATTAGATTATCAAGTTAGTAGGGGCCCTAAGGCCCCTTTTTATTGTAAGATAACTAGGATGGAAATTAGGCTTCACAATCCATGATCAACTCTCCGCATGCTCTGGGGTCTCTAAGCATAATACCCATTTCACCAAGGAAGAATACAGTATAACCGTCCTTACCATTAGATCTCAGAGTATTAATAGACTTACCATAACCAGACGGAAGAACTGCACCACCAGTAGTCCAAGTTACGAATTCACGATCCTTACGAACTACCTTAACAATGTTAGCTTCACCATCACGTCTACCCAGATCCAGGAACGTCATACGGTATGATTCCAGCGGTTTCAAAGTAACCGGATGCAACTTACGATTGTAAGTAATATCGTCATACAGCGGGAAATACTTCAGAGTCAACTCGATACCATTAGTCATCTTATAAGTCTTAAACTGACCACCAAAAGTAAGGCTGTCACCAGAACCAGTTACAAATACAGTATCAATCAGGTTCATGTTAACTACCTTTTCCTTCAAAATTCTATCGAATTCACGGATACCCATTTCACCAGTCAATGCAACAAACTTACGTTCGTTAGTACCAAGTACGTTGTAAGACAGGTCAAACAGGAAGTCTTCCAACAATTCTGCAGTAAGATGAGTATAGTAACGTCTATTAGACGGAGCAATCTGTTCCAACAGACCGGCGCCAATAAATACCGGACGGCCGTTAGTACCTTTCAGATTACAAGAACCATCTTTGTTTACATTAGATTTCATGTAAACCAAGAAACGTTCACATCTCTTATACCATTCACGCAGAGCTACCCATTCCTGATAATCAGCCCACAAATAAGACTTCTTACCAGTCTTAGGATCTTGCAAAGCAATAGCCATTACTGTAGAATAAGCTGAACCAGTAATATCATAGTTGATACGAATTGTAGTAAGATAATTACGCATCTTGAAGTGAGTATTATAGTTCAGGATATCACCCTCTTCACTGTACTCTTCAACAGCAGAAGCCAGACGAGATACTTGGCAACCCGGTTTCAAGAGTTCTGCAGGAATATAAGAAGTAGGCTGACCATCAGCTACAAAACAAGTATATACCCACAAGTTACCATCTTGGTACGGAGCACCTGCTACACGTACTTGGAATTCCTTATCGTCAAATTCCAATATAGCAGTAGGACCAAACCAGTTATCTTCTAACCACAGCATAATCGGTGTATTGCCAAGACCTGCAGTTGAATCATCTGTAATAGCTGCGCCATTCCATTTTGCATCTCTAATTGTAACTGCTCTATCGGCATCAATCATTACATTCCACTCCCAGCTCGGTTGGTCGATAGTCATTACATTACCAAGACCACCAGTAAGCATATCCAAAGAAGTGTTGTAACCATTATCCTTAGTTCCAAATACATAAGACAACACGGTAGCAACCTGATATGGATTCTATTGAGAAGCCGCAGAAATCTTAGCGGTATCAATCAAATCACTGAACCATTTACCTTTGTATAAAACTAAGTTATTTAGAATATTATTATCCATAAAATACTAGTAATTTTAATTTTTATTAGTTAATATTAATCTGCACGTAATCTTCGCGCAAAAGAATTCCACATAGACTCGGTGCTAGTGTTATCCTGTTTCTTAGTCTTTCTACTTACTCCTGTTCTATTAAGACTATTCTTAAACTTGTTAATAGCTGCATTTTGACCTTTTACTTCGGCGGCTTTTACAAGTGTATCTCCTTTCATAGTAAAGTAGGCAGACTCAATTAAATTTTTTACGCTCTTAGACCAATCCTTTTGGAATTTAGTCATACCATCAGAGGTGGGCTTGAATATATATTCTAATAGTGTCTGTTTATCCTTTTCAGGAATTTTAACACCGCGAATATTATCCATGCCCTTTATTTCGTTGACAACGGTATCAAAGTACTCCTGTTGGCGTTGAGCTGCGAGCTTAGCGGCATTTTCTTGGTCTTTCAATAGCTGTTGTTTCTTATTCTCTCTTATGTCCTTAAGGGCTTCAGCAGCATCTTGAGACTCATCTTCAAGAATACCGGCTTCCTCATATTTAGTAAGTTTCTTTTCAATCTATTTAGCATTAAAACCCTTTTCTTTAAGGAATTCTTTCAATACTAACTTCTGATTACTTTCATCTTCGAGATCGATATCATCAAGATCAATTTCATTGTCAATTGAGAAATAATCTCTCAAATTACCACCATTCTTAACAAACTTATCAAGTTGCTCAACTTCTTCACTAGCGTATTGTGGTACTGAGTTTTCTTCAATTACATCGTTAAAGTAATCAATAAGATCTTCAACGGTCTTGGGTTTATCATCATCCTCAATGTCATCCCAACCTAACTTTTCAGACAAAGAATCAAAGAAACCTGTTACTATGATAGTTTCATCAGTAGACTCTTCTGGTTCTTCTTCCTCAACTTCAGGTTCCTCTGTTTCTTCCTTTGTAGTAGTTTTAGGTTTAGCTTTAGATTTAGATTTTACTTCTTTATCTTCTTCTTCAAGCTCTTCCTCTTTCTCTTCCTCAGTTTCAGCTTTAGTATTCTTACGAATATTATTTAACTCTTCTTCACTGAGTTCTTCTCCTACTCCTTCAAGATCAATTTTTGTTTCTTCCTCTTCCTCATTAGTAGGAGAAACAATAGGTTTGTTCTTTGCACTTGCTCCTGGCATGAGATCTTCAAATACCTCAAAACCGTTCAATGTTACATTATCCATAATTATATATAATTAGATTTATTGTTTGTTTTCTTTATTATTAAAGTAAGTATTAATACCTAATGTGGCAGTGCCAAGCAATGGGATGGTATTAAACCACTTAGTATAGGTTTTAATGTTTTTATGCTGTTTAGACATTTTCTTTATAGGATCACTATCAGGCATTTTGTCTAAGTATTTCTTAAGTAAAGCTGAAGATACTGGTTCATCTAAATTCTATATTTCCCCATTCTACTTAAGTATAGTCCTTAACTGATTCATATAAGCTTTCTATTCTGTACCTTTTCTGTAATAGTCAGTAGCGTCTGTCTATTTTAGTGAATTCTCTAACTACTTTAACATATTATTATTGACAGATGTATCTATATTTCTACTAATTATATAATCAGTATAATGGTTCATTTCGTGATTAGCTAATTGCATAGGATCTCTATACATTCCTGTGTTTACCCATAAATCAAACTCATTAGGTTCTGCTCCTACTCCGGTCTTATTAAATCGTTCTTCTGCAAATGGTTTAGCCTATAATCTTCCAGAAGCTACCATATCTTTGGGTTGAACTTCAGGTAAATCAAAGTACCTATGCTGATACAAATCATCAAGCAGATCATAAGTTTCACTATAATTAGTACCGAATATTTTATCTGCCTATTCAGCTCTATTACGATAAGGTATTGTATTAATGTCTTCTAGAACTCTATTTCTAGAATTAGCTATATCTGATAAATAATCTCTTTTCTTACTAATATTACCTAGAGCCTGATTTATTAAACTTTGTTCAGTTCTATTTACAGTAGGAATGTACCTAGCAGCAGCTTTTACATTTCTTAAACCACTAGGAACAAAAGGTAATACTGTAAGAGCGGCTAGTCCAGCACCTAACCAATCTCTATTCTTTACTGCATCATAAGTATCTTTTGCAGATAATGCGTCTCCGATAGGGGTAAAATCCACAATATCTCTTAAATTTACAACAGGACTTAAACCTTTTTCTAAAGGTCTACCACTACGACTTCTACCAGTAGCTTGATAAAACTTTTCCATATCTGGATCGCCTGTTTGGCCTCCATCTACGAATGATTCTGTTGTATTACTTAATATAACAGGCGCTGCTATTGCAGAAGCATACTAGGAAAACCACTTTGCCGCTTTTTCCCAATCGTATATCTTATCAAACATTTCTGTCATATTATTATCCAAACCAGTATCTTTCACGTAATTTTTAGCGGCATTTCTTAACTCATCTGTTGTAATATCTCTGTTGCGTGACATCTTTAGCCAATCTTTTATCTAAGTCCCTCTTGCTGCCAACTCTGTAGAATTATTCTTAGAAAAGTATACATCTTGCGAATTATCGTTAAACCATTCCAAAACACTCTATCTTCCGGCCTGTGAAGGCTTATTTACAGCATGATCTAATTCATGGCTTGCTATTATAGATTCATCTATATCTGTTATTTTATTTCCTGTGCTCTTTTTATACTTTCTTCCTTTACTTGTGAAGTTGGCTAACGGGTTCTTATAGATATTACCATTCACAGCAAAGTACGGATCCCTATAATTCGATCTTATGTAAGCCAATGGTGCAAATATGGCAGAATTAACTTTATCGGTTCCAATCGATCTTGCGGCATTATAATAATCTTTAATTAATTTCGGATTTAAGGAATTTTTAAACTGAGAACTATTTATAACATCGTTTTGCGTTAATTTTTTTCCAGTTCGATTGTTTGCCAATTCCAAACCTGTGCCAACATTGTTTTCGTTTGTGTTAAACAATCTGGCTAAATGATAATCTAAAGCACTACCGTTCCTGTTTCGCAATGTCTTAAGTCCTTTTATTACGCCGGAACCTAAATAATTCGTAGGATCTAAAGGATCTGTAATTACTCCAGCTAAATCCATAGCAGTCCCCAATCCGCCAGTACTGGCCATAGCCGACAAAGTAGCACCAGCCATAATAGCTCCAACATACGGAGCAGCATCTCTACGACCTTTGTCTACAGCTTCAGCAAGACTAATATTGTTCTGAGGGGTGATGACTACTTCAGGCGTATGAACATTTGCGATTTCACCAAAGCCTTCTGGAGTAGCTTCATAATCTTTGGTAACTGGAACATACATTGATGGTGTTCCTGTATGATTAGAATAACTACCAACAAGATTGCTATTCACGCCACCATCCCCAAAAGCATCCACTTTCCAATCCCAATAGCCTTTACCGGGATTGTTCTCCCGGTAAGACTTTAGGTTCTGCATTCTCTATTTAAATGCTTGTCTATCCATATTAGTACTTACATGTTTCTAAGTACATCTTTAATAGATTAACTAAACTTTCAGGATCTGAAGAATGTGCTCTAAGACATATCATTGGTTCTTTATCTGTTTCACAAAACTTATCGTGTAGTACTAAATAATAAGTTAAAGCACTACCGTCTATATTACTAGTGCACCACCAATAACATCTATAATTTTCATTCAGATCTTCAGGGTATTTCTACTAAAGATATTTCAATGTTTCTTCACTATCCATAATTTTTCAATTATTTCTTTCCACCTTTTCCACCTTTGGATTTCTTACCTCCACATGCCATAATTAATCTCTCCTATTATTTAATTGTTTTAAGATACTGTCTCCAATTCTTCTTATTAGCCTTATAAGTCTTTTTTCTGTCCTTAATTTTATACTTATCAAGATCTTCAGACTTACGTGTTTTCAGATAATCAAAGTTATCGTCATTAGCATAAGCTTCCATCTCATAAGGAATAGTATAGTAAGCACTAGATGCAGGGTAGATAATTGGATTACCTTTAATCCATGACCATGCATAAGACCAATAATAACTTATCCATCTCTTCTTATCTTTAGCTTCATAAAGATGAATATTTTCATGATTCCAAGTAGTAGGCTTAATCTGAGATTCAGGTTTTCTACTTAACAAGTAACCACACCAGCTCATTGCAGAATAACCACTAAATGGATAGTGATCCATATGTTTATATTCTACTTTATCTGCTTTTACTTTAGTGAATAGCTATTTAATTATCCACCATGTTTCTTTAAACCAATTCATAATTATTTCTCTCCTGTTACTTTATTCTTAATCGCAGTTTTGGCTTTTAATCTTTCTCTCTCCATTGCTGCTTTATCTTTAGCTGCTTGCAACTTCATTTCGTGATCCATTCTTTCTCTTTCAAGCTGATTTTTCTTATCTTCTATCTCTTTCTTCATCTTTTGCTCTCTAATCTTAGCATTGAATTCAAATTGTTTAGAAGCTTCATCAGATGCTTGCTTACGTTCAGCTAAAGCTTGCTGGGCTATTTCCATGACATCAGGTACACCATTCTCATTCTAATCCATATTCTCAGTACCTCTATAAGCATTAAGTTGAGCTACAGTAATCTTAGTAGCATTATCCTGATCTATCTTATATTTCTCAAGATCCATCTCTGCCTCTTTAATCATAAGCTCTTCTTCCTTGACCTCATTTTGCATTTGAATAGCTTGCTGTTCACGTTCTGCTTGAGCTTGTTCCATAGCTTGTTGTTGCTCCATACGTTTTTGCTCAATTTCCTCTAGTCTAGACTTAATCATACTAATATTATCCATAGTAATGATTTCAGCTATATCAAGCAAACTAGCACCATTCTGCATAGCAGGTTGCATTAACTGCTTAAGTGTTTCTATATACTGTTGATTCTTGGTAGTATCTTCTATAAAGATATCAAAATCCTCATAAAGCATATCATCTGATAGCGTTAAGAATGCTCTAGTAGCATCATCTAATATATATTGTAGATGAGTTTTACTACCATCTTTCCAAGCCCATCTAGCGGTATTAAGTAGCATAGTTAAGCATTCTCTCTTTACCTAATTGTGTGTCCAGAACCAAGGTTCAGTAATATGAGCTGATTGCACTACAGAACGTTCTACATTACCTACTAATTCATTAGATGAAATAGACCCTTCTCTTTGCTTACTAACTCCAGATATCTCAGACAGCATACTTTCAATCTTATCCATAAGATTAATATACTAGTCTATGGTATTGGCCATAGTAAGATCAAGAGCCGTAATCTGGTTAAACTAACTAGGTTTACCCCCTTCTCTACCAGGTATGTCCCATCCTTCCTCATACGGATTAATAAAGTTTACACCAAGAGCAGATAAGTAATGCATCCATTTAGATACATCTATATTCATAGATTTTGGTATCTAAGTAATATCCATGTTTACTACTTTACCTTTATCCCTAGCCATAGCAAGCTCAAGTCTATACCATAGTACAATATACATATACTGTAATGGTTTCATCATGCTTACTAAACTACGAGGTCTACTGTTTGTATTATTATACACTACCCCAGTATAAGGCAATCTCTGAGAGTTAGGATTATCAGATGAAGTATATTGATATTCTAATGGTTGTATTCCTATATATAAGTCTTCACCAGCTCTATATCCTTCCCATACTTCAGTAATCCATTTCCATTCTACATTGAGTTCCATCCCTGTCTCTTTATAACTCTCATCTACTTGATATTCTTTAGGCTCACCTAATTCAGGATCAATTATAGTAACAAAACCTATCTTCTTAAATGATTTCCAACAGCAGTGCCATACCTTTACACTATTAGTACTATCAAATGGATTACTGCTAAAACCATTAATAGTATGAGTCTTAATGTGAGTATAGTCTAAAGATGTTTTTCTTACTTCAGGATTTATACCACCCTTAGAAGCCTAATCCATCATCTCCAACAGCTAGTTTAACTACTTCTCAGACATCTTATCGTATAATCTATCATATAGTTCAGTTACAGACATATTCATTTCATAACAACACCATTCTGCGTCATGAATGAATTCCAAGTCGGACGTTTCAGTATCATAATCAAAGTAGATAGGATTAACACGTTCGAGGCACGGTTCTCCATTCAGTATACCTACATAGTATATCTCTTCACCACCAACTAAAGCATCTTTCCAACCTTTAAAGAATTCATGAGTAATATTTAACTTATTCTTTAAGTAATTAAGACTATGGTATGCAGTTACTTCTGCTATATCTTTATAGTCTTTACTCATGTATTTTTGTATCTACTAAGGAGTCATTATCTCACCATTCTGTAAAGCTTCCTAGTATCTAGCTTGTTCTTCAGGACCTAATTTACTCATTATAGTAGCCTGAATGTAATCTATTAAAAGCTATTTAGCTCTATCCTACATTTCACTAGCAGCTATATCACTTGTACGTACTACTCTGAAGTTGAATGGTCTTTTAGTCTCTTCTCCCAACAGTAAATCTATCTTAGGCTTAATTATATTATAATCCTAAGCCATTGCAGGAAAGCCGTCCTGCTGTTTAAAAGGATTAGTAACATACTTTAGATCTTTTTCATTGTATATACTATTATAAAGATCATAGTACGTCTGCATCTCCTCTCTGCGAGTTCTGTTATTACCATTTCTAGACCCTCCTAAACTACGGCCTATAACATAGTCTATACAACTTTCTTGCCAGTCTTTTGTCTTCTTAGACATAGGAAGTTTCTATATTGGCATTTGATTAATATTATTCATAATTAAAACATATATGCTTCGATATTATCTATAGCTTCGTCGTCACGAAACCATTCTTGAGTAAATATAGGGCCTTCAAATAATACCCTATTTTTATTCTCTTTTTTAATCTCTTTTACTTTAACATTATATAGCTATTCTCTATATATCATTACTTGGGTCAACGCCATTACACGGTCTACGTTAACTACATCATTTGCAGCTATAAGTTCCTCTAATAGCGGTTCCGACATTATATTGTATAAGTTCTTCTTGCCATCCGCATTAATATCATTAAGCCAGTCTTTTATTAGTCCCCATCCCCACTGCTTAATCTATTTATTCATATGGCAACCCTTTTTTCTATTTACTTTAGAATTACTTACTATATCATTAATTATATCTGGTTGATCAGCAAGTAAGTAGTCACAATGCTTATTAGTAAAGTAAACAAATATACCTTTATTTTGATTCTCATACATTGCTCTAGCATTATAGTATATAAGCAATTTACGTACATTTTCATAAAAGTCTTCTGCTGATTTAGGTCTACCTGTATACTCCGCTACTATTATATCTGAATACTGTTCTATAGACTATACTCTCTTATATATAAAACAAGAACCCAATGATGTAGTACTCGATTCATCATAATCATATGAGTCTATACCTGCAATATACAAACCAGCGCTAGCATCCTTATTAGGATGCTCCCATATTACTATAGATCCAGTAGGGTCATCACCTATTAATGCTCCAGTAACTTCATCCCTTTTAGTTCTTAATGGATAATGTGTTATATCTCCTGTCTTCTTAATAACCCATTTAAGGCTACCGTCAGGTTGCCATACTAGATCGCCTACCTACTTATGATTCTATAATTTTTTATTAGTTCTGAGTAATGATAACTACTCCTGTAATTCCTTCTTAGGAAATATGTTACCATTAAACTCTAGCATAGCTTCTGCTGGAGTAATAGGTCTTTCTGCAACGTATCTGTCGATAGCTGCATTGTTGGTTGCGCTAGTTATTACTACTTGTCTCTCTGCTAATATATGTTCTAAAGATTTCTTACGGTATGTATTACCATCTTCATCCATATATATACGTTTACCATTCTCATCACGTATATCTAGATTAGTATATTGAGGTACAAAGAAACCGCATTTATTAGTAGTAGCAGACTCATCCCATATGTTATCAAACCCTAAACAATTATATCCATCAGGGTTATAGAACATATCCTTCATAGTCTCAAATGCAGAGCCTTCATCACCACCAGTACCCCATACTATCATAGTACCAAAGGCTATACCATCTACCTCTACAGAAGGTCTAGCGATTTGCCATGCTGCTCCTAATTCAGAGAAAGAACCACCTTCCTCAAACATAATAAGGTTAGCTTTCTTACCACGTACTACATCAGGATTATCTTTCAAAGTAACACCTATAATTTCTGACTTATAACCTAATTCTATGATATTACCATAGTCATCCTTAGTATAGAATCCAGCACGTCTACGCATCTAGGTATTAACTGATCGCTTCTTTCCCCATGCAGTATTCTTATCTATAAAGTCCATATAATCCCAAGCTTTAGTAAGAATACCATCATCTGTCAAATACTATTTATTTGATGCATATATGAAGGTTTTAGAGTATGGTATTAGATAGAAATTGCGGCATGCCATAGAACCACCTTTGTATGAAAAACCTTTACGTCTAGACTTAAGTAAGCATAAATGTTTACCCTACTCTTGGGCTTCCTATACTGCATTAAAATAGTAATAGTCGTAATCCCAGAAGTCGGGGAAAGTTACTTCATTAACACGTTTTACTTTAGTATTACCTAATTCATCTGTAGTAATATGATTGACTATACGAGATATAGGACAGTAGTTTAAATAAAAATAGTTATACCCACTAATGAAATCCCCATCATCAGCTGTATAACCATCTACACATCTTTTACTTTCCTCATCCCAGAACTTAAAATATTCTGAAGTACCTTCTGGATATACGCAATAAGAACCAGTAGCTATAAACTATAGTGCTGGCCCTCTAAATTTATTACTATTTACTATCTTCTTATTGAAGTCTACCATTCTTGTTCTTACTATTTGATGAGATTATTTAAAGCTTCTTTTATAGTTTTTCCTGTTTGTTTCTCTAATTCTCCCAACGCCATATTCCACATTTCCAGATTAATTGAATACTCATCAAGTTCGTTCTGCATAAAAAAAGTTACATTCTTACCTCTAAGTTTATCCATATTAGTACGCTTTATATTTAAAAGGGGCGCGTTTCACAACGAACCCCTTTTTCTTACTTTATTAATCTTGAATTTTAGTAGAGGAGATTTCCAGTGGCTGCAACCTAGTTTCTTGAGCTAGGGTTTATACGCCTTATATTTAGTACTCCCCACCTGGGCTAACATTACCCCAGACTACCTGTTCACGATAACTACCTATCCAACAAGTTTCCTTCTGCTATTATAGTTTCAAAGGACTAGTTATGTAACTTTCGATGGCAATTTGCACAAAGCACTATGCATTTATTAATCTCATTAATAACTTTATTTAAATTTTCAATTTTTATTAAATCAGATATATTACCTTTTTTATCTCTTAAATGATGGAAATCTAAACAAGCTATATTAGTTTCACCACAGATAATACATCCTTTAGATTTAATGTTATTAACTATTGATAGTATTTTTTGCCGTTTCAATTTAGATGTTTTTCTATAGTTTGTTTTGTTTCTTTGATAGTAGCTAGAGCACATCTACTTATGGCAATCTCTACATTCACTTTGTAATCCATCTTTTTTGAGTTTATTTTTATTAAACTCACTTGTAGGTTTTTCTAAACCGCACTTTGTACATATTTTTTGTTCTCATAAATATAATATTTGTGCGCATCTCTAACCTACGCTGTTGGTCGCCCCGCTCTCGTGCCAACCGGAGACCTTCTGTTTTAGAGACAGATGTGCAGAGTCGCTACACCACAGGGCAATATTAAGAGGGAGAGGAAGGACTCGAACCTTCAAACTCAAGAGCTTTATTAACGACGACTTCAGAGCGCTTCCGTCAATCTACTGCCGTATACCTATTCCGCCACTCTCCCATACACGTGGATATTCTTACCCTCCACGTAAGGGTTCTGATGGTTTAGAACCAAGATTTAATTCTTTGCCATAATGACTTCTTTACAGGTTTGTTTAAATATTCAGAAGCTTCTTCAATCTGTCTAAACACTTCTTCTGTATCCTTAGTCAAATCTATAGTAATCGTAAATTTCTTATTCATAATAAAATATTCATTTATACACTATAACGTGTTGTTAATATTTAGTTATATTTTAATGTATTATTTCGCCAACTCATACGGATTTACTTTAGCATCTCCTTTAACTTTACCTATAGCTAATTCTTCAGCTTTAACCATTGTTTCTAGTGAATCAATACTCTTAAGTACTCCCCCAACGGAAGTCATGCCAGCTAATAAGTCCTTAATCTTCTTTTCATCTAAAGTATCGTCTAATGACTCTTTATAGTACTTACTCACACTATCTAACTTTAGACGCATATTGTTTAACATTTGTAGAGCTCTAGTATTAAGTAAGGTTTTATATTCATCTTCACAAATCAATTCTTCTGCCGTCAATTTGTAATTCTCATCATCGAATATTTCCTTTTTCAGTTTAAGTTCTCTACTGTCTTCATCCATACTTTGTACATAAGGGCTATCCCATTTATTCATAAGTACAATGTAACTTATTACTTTAGTAGCATGCTCCTTATCAGGTCTATCTGCATCCCACACTCTTCTAAAGCATGGGATGCCTATAGCATCTGGGTGTATTTTTACTTTACCTCCAATAAGATCAAATAGTTTCATTTGTAAGAACTTGTTTATTATCTTCTTTACTCCATCTTATAAGATCGTCTTTAGCAAAGGCATCAGAACAGACTATTGGTTTTAGCGTCCACTTATTACTTATAGAATCATATTTACTTAGTATAAGTACAATATCCCCTAATTTATAGTCTATTACTTCCTCTTCTGTTATTACTTGACCATCCTACTATGCAACATACATAGTTCTACATTCAAAGTTATCAGATACATTTTTAATGCTATTAGTATCTACTTTATATAAAATAGCATTACCGTATTGATCTATCAATAATTTATCCATATTAACAACCACACTGTACAGGTTCACAAGCACAATCACATTCAATATCACAAGAAGTAGATTTCTTTTTTTCTTCTTGTCCCTTTTCTAGCAATCTGTTATAGTGATTCTTTACTTCATCATTTTCAATAAAGATGTACTCTGCATCACTTTCTTTATCTATAGGATACAATTTTATTACCATAGTACCTTTAGTAACACTCCTTCTCTCTTTAGAACCATCTTTCTTTGTATAGATCCACTCTCCATCTTCAGGAATATACCACGTATAGTCTACATAAAAATGATTTAGTAAGCTAACATTTTCTACTTCTTTATCGTAACTAATAACGACGCCTCTATCTACTGAACAAATATACTTAACCATAATAATCAATCAATTAAATAACCTAAATAATATTCTTTCTATAATCTCGCTATAATTTCCTTAGCACGTCCCATTGGTACATTCGGATTCACATAATCTGGTTTTATTTGATAATTCTGTATTATCTGCTAAAACTTCTCTATCTCCTCCTGTATGCTCTACTTTTTTATATTCTTCATACTTCTTAAATAGCATGTCACACATTGCATTTACCTGATCGGCTCTACTAGGTTCTGCACTACTCTTCCCATTATCTACTATAGTAGTAGTAATACTGTCAATTACATCATTTGTGAAATCTTCATAAGTAATTACGCCTTCATTAATTAATTCATCTACTTTGTTATACAGGCGCTTCATTTCCTTACTAAATGAACCATAGAGTGGTTTATTGTTTTCCACTTCTAATTTCCACATCATTTTACTTTCTTCAATTGTCATATTCTTTGTTTTTTAACTCATTACAGATAGTATTACTTATATTTCCTGCAGCCCATCCTACTAAATAGGCATACGCTTCATTGCCGTCTTTAAAGTCTTGCGTATATAAACCTAATTGTTCACAAAAGTAATCTGCAACATGTACTGCCTCATGAGGAATCATATCTGGAGTAATATCTTCTGTACTAGTAACAGCTATCACTATCACACCGTATTTATTATCACTCTTACGTATTACTTTACAAGTAACCATTCCTCCATCATATTTATCTATTTCTTGTAATAACTTATTGTATTCACTTCCATCATTATTACCGTATACATCAAGAAATATAAAATATTTATCCAAATCCTCAATATTAGTACTTACAAATAATAGTCTAGGATATATTTCAGGACTATAAACATCGTACGGTTTCTTTTTCATATCTTTTCTTTAATTTGAATTTACCCAAGTAAGAGAACCTGACAGGCTTTGGATCTAAATCAGATATAACGCTGTTAGTAAATCTAAATGGACTATTACATATTACTTCTATGATAGGGTATGGTATGTTATACTTGTTACTTAATTTAGTATATATACTCACTTGATTCCTCATTTAAATCTATCTTTTTGTAATACTTACATTCTTCTAAAGTAGAATAATCATTAAATGTATTAGGTCTTACTATATTGATTATAGCCTTGATATCTTCCCAATTTCTATCATTTACACAATTATCATAAACAGATTGTAGTTTGTGTATCTCCTGTTTACTATATTTACGTATAGGAGCATATGCAACAAAATTATATTTATCTATTGTAAGTAACTCTATACTAGTAGGAATAATCTCAAACTTATTATATGGTAAGTCTCTCTTCTTTAACTTATTCCACAACTTAGTAAATATGTTATATTCCTTCCAACATAATATAGTGCCAGGTCTTACTATTGTTGTTTTAATCTTCATCTTTATTTACTCTTAATATTATAGTAATTTGTACTCTATCGCCGATTATTTCAGGTATAAGCGCCTTATTTACTACAACTTCATCTTCAATCTTACCTTTAATTAATATACCTTGATTCTTAAACTTAGTTATATATCTACTGAGATTATCAGGAGTAATACCTAATACTTTTCTAATATACTTCCTATTTTCAGTAGATATTACATTCTTACTTATGTTAGGGAGCTTAGGAGTGTTAATATCTATTGCTATGAACGTAGCCAGTAACTCTAGCTCCCTATCAGTAAGATCAAGTATACCATTAAGGCTCTTTAAGAATTCTGTATTTAAATCGGCTTTGCTTACGCTTTTTACCAATTTATTCATTTGTTAACGTATCCTTAATTTTATTTAAAACCTTATTTAAGTTATAATATACTGTCTCAGCTTCTAACTTAACACAAGGCTGTATTTCGCCTTTATTTGCTTTTTCATTAGTCTCTTTTAAGTTACTTTCGTATTTCTTAAGTAAGTCATCAATGAGCTCTAAAGTAGCATCTACATTATACTTACTTTCATCATCAACACTTAAAAGGTAACCTTCTTCACATAAGTAATCCGCAGTATCATAATCTAAAGACATCATTCTAGTATAATTATCTTCACTAACGTTAAATGACACTAAACCTGTTTCATCTTCTGCTAATACATCACCTTTCTTAGCAGAACCAAATTCCTTAATTACTTTGTAGCTCATAATATTTATTTTTAATGTTTATGTATCTATAAACGGTAGAATAAATAAATGTTAAAATCTGTTAACATTTATTAACACTTATTATATAGATAATAAAAAACCCTGACTAACGCCAGGGTTCATTCTAACAATGAGTTATAATTTTTAAATCATGTTTGATACAGCAATTATATCATATGGTTTGACTAATTGACTATCCTTAAACAAATCAAAGTCCTTAGCAAACTTTTTATTATAAACAATAGTATCTCCTACTTTATATTCACATTCTGTTAAGCATGTGGGAATCTTCAATACTACACCTGTTGAATATTCAGATTCTACTTCCTTAGTTTCAGTTTGTGTATCATATTTATTGAAACCATCTTCATCAACTTCACCCGTAGGAATCTGTTCTGTTATCTCTTTAGTAACCATGACTGGTTCCAAAGGCTTAACTAACACATCCTTCAACATTGTATACTTAATTCCATTTACTACTGTTTCTAGTACTTTATCTTCCATAATATTCTATATTTTAATACTTAAATAACGTATTATTTCTTATTTTGTTTCTCTAATATTAATATATTTCCGCCATTAGAACAACAATAACGTCTAGCTAAAGTAGGACAGTTTCTATTTAAGAAGTAACAGCCATCACAACTACCTATTGGGTTAGACTCTACTATAAACTATTTATTATCTATTGTTACTGGTATTCTATCTTTTACTATCTTTGCTAATTCCTAATCATTTAATGTCATAGTCTTTTCCTTTTCCGTGTTTATCTAAGTAAAGCATAGCTATTGCATTCCAAGCTACAGCAGCTAAGTGGTTTACTTTAGTTTCATCATCAATCTTATTACCTTTCTCATACTCAAGTAGATGTCTTAACATCGCTGCTTTATAACGTTGGTAACCATTCTCTAAGTTTTGCCAATTATTATCGCCATACTTAATAGAACCAGCAGTATAAAGCTTTACTATGTCTTCAATCTCTTCTAAAGGTAATAAATCCCAACGTAGCTTACCGTCTTGGTAATCATTTTTCTTCCCCTCTTTCATAAGATATATAGACCTGTTTATCACCAAAATTCTTTAATATGTTACTATCTATACCTATTATAGTAGCTTCATTATTTAAACAAGTTTTATACTTTAATACTAAAGTATTAGGAATATCATTAAATAGGTCTGTTATAATAGCAGAATCTATATACAGCTTTACATTAGTTATATTTATCTGAGTATTATAAATATCATCTATACTATTGTCAATATCACTTATTGTAATTTTATTCATTGCTTATCTCTTTTAAGTATAAATCCTTGAGTACATAATGAAGTAATCCTAGAAGGGCAATAACAATTGTATAAATCACATCCTTGACACATACCTTTTACTTCATTCTCTACTAGAGTATAAGGCTTATTACCAAAATATACTTTCTTACCTAAGTAAGCTACTTCTCTAACTTGTTTCTGTTTCATAGTAATTATATTTGTAATTATCTAAAGTAGGAGTAATTAATATTATATCACTTTACTTAACTAGACACTGTTATTACTTTACCCCTCTTACTCCCCATATAACGTCTAATATACTGTCTTAGTTACTATTTCTTTAACATTTATTAACATTATTTATAGTTATTTAACGCTATTAAGTTCAATGTTTTTAACATTCATTAACGATTTTAACTCATCAGCTAACTTCTTAGCATCTGGATGAGCTGCACCACTACAACGTAATTCAAAGAAATGTTCCCAGTCACTTTCAAAACCTGTCATTACTAACTCTGTCTTAGTTGCATTAGGGAGTATTGCTCTTGCTTCTTGTGGTTTTAATCCTTTATTTATTAGTAGTCTGTATTGCATTCCTGCGTTGTTCAAACACCATAAAAAGTTGTCCGCTATACCATTATCTGAAGGCAATTGAATCTTCATATTATCAATATCACACCAATCTCCATCCCAGTAAGTATAATCTCCAGTAGGTATATTTAACCAAGTAGGTTTAATAAAAGTAAGCTCATTATTAAATTTATCCTTATTGTAGTTACAATATCTCTGAGATTCTTGTGCAAAGCTAAATACTCTATGTCTAACAAATTCATGACTTACTCCCCTATCACATATGAACTTAGCTGTAATACGCTTTTCATGATGCTCTGTAGGTTCTACTTGGTATTGTAAATCGTCCAATCTATTATTTTCTACTATTACTCGTAGATTAGTTGTCACGTATATTGAATTTCCATGTTTACGCACTTTTGTATATTTCTTGTGATTACCATCTGACCAATATAATCTAGCTGGCGGAAGGTGTCCATCTTCTGTTTTATCTATCTTTAAGTAAATAGTACCATGCTCTAACATAGCCCCATGACCAAGCTTAATCATACGATCTACAAACTCTTTAGCGCTATTCTCTGTTATCTTATCTTCAGACTTATAACAAGTTCTACCTGCTAATTCTATCATCTTGTAAGGGTCTTTTTCCTCAATAATTTGTACGCTGGATTCTATTAGTTTCATATTAGTTTAAAATTTCTATGGATATTATTTTTACTTGACTCATGTACACATGTCCTTCGTATTCTTGTAGTCCTTGCTGAACCATATAGTACTTATCGTCTATCTTTACTATCTCAGACCATCCGTCATCTGCAGGACCTATATATGTAGATCTATTATACATCTCTGCAGATTTATCAAACGGAATAGTATCACCTATTATTTCGTATTCTATATTCATACTATTTCTTTTTAGTAGTTTTTCTTATATATGTAATAAATCTTATATGTGGGACTCCTAGTTTAGATAGCTTCTTATATGTAACATAAACTGAAGATGTACAGTTTAACAAGTTATATGAATACTTAAACATATTAACCATGCATACTGTTATTTGTTTATTTTCTGATAGTCTAGTAATAGATAAGTGACGCTGTTTAAATCTAAACATGAAGTGGTAAGTACTGTGAATTATATTTTCTACTTGTTTTGTGTTAGTATTATATACCCAATAGTGAACTCCATTCCAGTTATATTGACTAGCTATTAATATATACATAACACCTTTAGTACGCACTTTTAATACTAAAAACTTAGTATTATCAATCTGTATTTCTTGTTGCCTATTTAGATTATCTATCATAGGCTCAATATGTTCTATATAATAATCTATGCT